GCCCTACGCAGCAGCCAGAGCCTTCATCGAGTGGGCAGTAGATCTCTGGCCTTACGTTAATGGGAAAGCACTTGTGAGCGGGCTGAAACTAGTTGAGATGGATGCGGCTGATATGGTCGACGTCCTTCACTACTATTTTGAGGAAGATTTAAACATTGTTTCTCAAGAACAAGTAGCAGCAAAGTCAGAGTCTCGTTCAGTGATCTACAGAACGTTGTATGGCACGACTTACAAGTACAGAATAGATGCAGGAATTAAATCTTCTAATAACGCATCTAGTTCGCCTTCTTACGATGATCTAGTTCCATTTGATCCATCAAATAACGTAACAAAACCATATGTACCGCCAACAGAGTTTGACCCAGATGCGGCAACTCCGTTTGGCAGAACTCTAGACGCACCGCTCGGCTAATTGAAATAGGAGGTGATAGCACATGGCAGTAGTAGGTGAAGCGCACGTCATTGTCCGTGCTATTACCAACCGCGTCCGCCCTGATATCCAAAGAGCCTTTGAAGGCTTAGATGGTATTGGTGAAGATGCTGGTCGTAATATTTCTGATTCCTTTTCAAAAGGATTAGCCAGCGGTGGGTCAGAGCGCAACGGACTTTTTGGCTCTAAATTTAGAAAAGAAGCTGAAGAAGCCCGTCTCAGATTAGATAAATTAATTACTACAGGCTATTTCTTAGCTCCAGCATTTACTGGACTTGCTGGAGCCGTTGGTGCTCTTGGTGGAGGACTTCTTACACTTGGTGCTACTGCTGCTGCAGTGGGTACTGGTGGTTTAGTCGTATTAGCTGGAAGTCTTAGTGCTGTGGCTCAGGCTGCTATTGTTGCAAAACTTGCCTTCTCTGGGGTTTCGCAAGCGCTAGCTGCTGGACTAAAGACTCAAAAGGCATCTGCTAGCAATGAGAAAGCTATTGCAGCAGCCAAACGTAGAGTAGCTGATGCCTCATTAAAACTTGAGCGCCTACAAACAGAAGCAAAGCCAGAACTTCTTGCTCAACTAACTCAGCGGCAAGTGGAAGCAGAAGAAAATCTTGCTGATGCAAAAATTTCTGCTTCACGTTCTGAGCGCACCTATAGAGATGCTCAAGAAGCAGCTAAAAGAACAACAGAGCAGTTAACTAAGGCTCGTGAAGATGCTTTAGAAAAGCTACAGCAACTTAGATTTGAAACAGAAGGCGCTGCTATCTCTGAGAAGAGGGCCCGTCTTGAATTTATTAAGGCTCGTGATGCGCTTCAGCGTGTTCAAGACCTTCCGCCAAACTCCCGTGCTCGCCAAGAAGCAGAGCTTGCGTTTGCCGAGGCTGACCTTAACTTGCGTAAAGCAATTGACCGCAACAAGGACCTCAAGAAGGAAGAAAAAGCTGCAACTGCAGCTGGAGTTGAAGGCTCTCAGGCTGTTAAAGATGCTATTACTGCTCAGCGTAATGCTCAGGAGTCTTTGGTTGATGCTGCAATAGATAAAGCAAAGGCTTTAAAAGCAGTCACAGATGCTGAAAAGGATGCAGCAAATGCTGCAAGAGAGGCAACTGACGATCCAACTAAGAGCAAAGCAATTCGCGACATCAATCGTCAAATTGCATTAGCTGTTCGAGATGTTGCAGATGCAGAGCAAGATTTGGCTGATGCTCAAAAGGGTCCTGGAGCAGATGCGTTTGCTGATGCTCTTGCTGGCCTATCCCCTGAGGCTCAGAAGTTTGTTAAATACTTAATTAGTATCCAAGATGAGTTTAAAAAGCTTAGAGATGCTGCTGGTGAACTTCTTTTTCCAAAGCTAGAAACTGCAATTCAAAACCTTGTAGATAATCTTTTCCCAAAGCTTGAACCTTTACTTCGTACCACTGGTGGAATTCTTGGAGATATTGCAATTGGGTTCTCTAATGCAATTACTGAAGCTAAAAACCTAGAAAATCTTGAATCTATATGGAAGACTAATGACACTCTTCTTTTGAATTTAGGAAAAGCAGCTAACGGTTTCTATGGAGGACTGCTTGCCATCCTAGCTGCCGCTGGGCCGCTAATCACTAAGTTCGGCGAGTGGGTTGCAACCCTTGGTGAAACATTCGAAAAGACTATGAAAGCCAAGCAAGCCACAGGCGAGCTTAAGGATTTCTTTGATGATATTGAAAGAGTTACAAGTGGTCTTGGAGGAGCCTTCAAAAAAGCCTTTAGTGCTTTAGGCGACATTATTGACAATGTTATTGCTCCTGGTGGTTCTGCAGACATATTCATTAAGTATTTTGATGATGTCTTCACCAAGTTTAAAAACTTTACTAAGGGTGGAGAAAATAATGAAGGTCTTACAACCTTCCTCAACGGGCTAACAACTAACTTCACAAAGATTCTTACCCTTGTTGGAAAGATTGGTGAAGGTCTTCTACAAGTTGGAGCTACACCTGAGTTTGGTGTTTTTGTTGACAAATTAATTGAAGCAGTAGAGATTTTTAATGGTCTTGGAACTGAACTAGCAAAGAGTTTGCCTTCCTTGGGTGAGTTAGTAGTTTCTTTTGCAGAGTTTGTGTCACTACTCACCGAGAGCGGCGCTATAAAGATTTTCTTCGACACCTTAAACGGAATCTTTACGGTCTTTAATAACTTCCTCAAGCTTCCAGGCGTCTCAACGATTCTTGCCTATGCTGCTGGTGCATTTGCCTTTATTAGAGCATTCCGACTTGCATTTAAAGCTGTCTCATTCTTTGGTAAGGCTGTTGCTGGAAACGTCATGGCTGTTAAAACTTTGGGAGGAAGACTCTATAGTTTGGGTATTAGAGCAACCTCAACGGCTATGGCTATGGATAAAACAAGCATCGCTGCAAAACTTAAGGCTGGCGCATTGCGTGGTGTTGGAGTAGCTGCACGATTTGCTGGAAGAGCTTTATCTCTTATTGGTGGTCCTGTTGGACTTCTTCTTCTTTTAGTTCCGCTTATCATCGAAAACTGGGACAAGATTATTGGCTTCTTTAAAGAGTTTGGTCCAAAAATTCTTGGATTCTTTAAAGATTTTGGTAGCAAAATAGGTACTTGGTTTAGCGAGCTATTTACAAAAGTTTCCTCATGGTTTACAGAAACTTTGGTTCCATTCTTAGTCAGTCTTCCTGGAAAGTACATCAAACTTGTAGCTGGCTTCTGGCTGTGGATTTTTGACTTACTAGGAACTCTCTTTACAAAAATTGGTAGTTGGTTTACCAACACTCTTGTTCCATTCTTGATATCTATTCCTGCAACTTATATCAAACTGGTATCTGGATTCTGGCTATGGATTTTTGACTTACTAGGAGGTCTCTTCACAAAGATTGGAGACTGGTTCAGTAAGACACTTTTGCCTTATTTAATCGACACCCCAAAGAGATTTATCACTAATGTATCCAATTTCTGGAGCTGGATTACCGACCTTCTAAGTAAGGCATTTACAGCTATTAGTGACTACTTCACAAAAACAATTGCACCATTTATTTCAGGAATCCCGAAGAAATTTGCAGATGGAGCAAAAGCCGCTTGGGACTTCCTAAGTGGTGGAGTGAAGACTGCTTGGACAGCTGTCACTGATTTCTTCACAAAAGACATTCCTGCTTTCTTAAAGACTCTCCCAAAGAAATTTAAAGATGGAGCAGGTAATATTTTTGGATTCTTGTTTGACGGTGTTAAGTCAGGGTTTGAAGAGGCAAAAAACTGGTGGAACACCAATGCTGCTGGAAAGGGATTTACTCTTGGTGGCGGAACATTCTTAGGTAAACAAGTACCTAAACTCGATTTTAGAATTCCAAGACTTGCTCTAGGTGGAGTTGTTATGCCATCTGCAGGAGGCACAATTGCTCAGATTGCAGAAGCTGGTAAACCAGAACGTGTAGAACCACTAGATCCAAACGGTCTATCAAAGCGTGATAAAGCAATGATTGACTACTTAAGCGGCGGCAGTGGTAAGGGCGTAACTGTGAATGTTTACCCGTCTGCTGGTATGGATGAACGTGAGCTTGCATCTCTTGTTTCACGTCAGCTTGCTTATCAAATGAGAAGAGGAGCTGCATAAAATGGCTGCTTATAACCAAGGACAAGAAAACTTTTATGTAGATAGAGGATTAACCCCATTACAACCTGACTACATTGAAAAATTAAAACTTCAAGCAAACATTATTCTTGGAGACTTTATTTTTAATACGATTGATGACGAAGGTGTTGTTTGGGTAATTACCGACATTGAAGGCTGGTGGACTATGCCATCTGCTGAAATGCCTGATATCCCTCGTGGTTTTGGAGACGGTTCTTATGATGTACAAGGCAGATATAACGCTAGAGATCTTGTAATAAAAGGCGTATACCTAGTTCAAAATCCTTCCCAAGTAGAATCAGCCCGAGATAGGCTTGTAGCCGCTTGCGACTTGGTTTACAAAGGAGCATGGCTTAAAACTGGTAACGACCCAATTCGAGCATCTTTTGTTCGCTTAAGTGGTTCTGTAGAGATTGACACAAGAAATGCTCGTGGAAGAACAGAGTTTGAGATTGGACTTCGTGCCGCAGACCCAATTAAATACTCTTGGAACGATGCAAGCCCAGATGGTTACAACGTAGGTGAAGTTCCTGTAAAAAATAACGAGGCGGGTTATAACGGTGTTGGTGCTGTTCAGAACATTGGAAACTACCCTGTCCCATGTATTTTAGAAATTACAGGACCTCTTATTTCTCCTGCTTCTATTTACAATAGAACTACAGACAAACTTATGTTGATTACGCAATCTCTAAAGGGAAGTATTGTTCGAGCCATTGTAAATAAGCAGCTTGTTTTTGACACTACAAAACTTGTAGATGTGGCAACAATGACAACAACAGCAAAGCATGATTTTAGTGTAGGAGATGAAATCTACATCTCAAACGTTGGATTCCCATTTGATGGTCAGCAATTGATTACTTCTACTCCTACAGACACCACTTTTACTTTTGAAACAGAATCAGCCGTTATCAATGATGTTGTAACAAAGTCTTTACAGAGTAGTGTTGCAAGACTTGAAACAGCAGCCGCGCATGGTTTTGGTACAAATGATTCGATAACTGTTACTGGAGTTGACAGTCTTTTTGATGGAACATACACAATCACAGGAGTCCCAAACGCAACTACATTTACATATGCCAAAACCCGTGTTCCGCCTAAAGCTGTTACAGGCAAGGTAGTTGTCTCTAATATTGCAACTTTAACTACCGCAGATGAGCATCAATTTATTATTGGTGATACTGTCACTGTTTCAAATACTGGCATACCATTTGATGGTTCTTACACAATTACGGCAACAACTTCTAATACTTTTAGCTATGCTGCAACTCGTACAAACGCTAAAGAAATAATTAGTAAAGAATTAAACCTAAACGTAGCAACTCTTGTCACTAGTGCTGCTCATGGGTTTATTATTGGTGAGCCTGTTTCTATTACAAATGTTGACGCATACTTTAATGGAACGTACACAATCACAGACATTCCTACCTCAACAAGCTTTAAATTTAAGAGAGCCTCTTCTAATGAAAGAAGTATTTCGATTAGATCAGCTTCTTCAAACACTGTAGTTCTTACGACTAGCACTCCTCACAACTACGTTGTTGGCGAGAAAGTAGTAATTTCTGGCGTAGACCCTAGCTATGACGGAACATTTACAATCACCGCAGTGCCTAGTACAACAACCTTTGCCTACACAAAGAGTGTTGCTAACTTAATTCCGACATCTGTGACCGCTGGTTTTGTTGAGCCTTCCTCAAGAAAAGTTAAGTCTTATCTACGAACTGGAAATATTGTCACCATAACAACAGTTAGTTCCCACGGGCTTTACACAGGAGCAGAGCTTACCTTTACTGGGACTACCCCCTTTGGTGGTGGAGTCAGGTCTGTTGCATCTGTTTTAACTGCTAACTCTTTTACAATGGTTATTTCTGGAACCGATATTCCAAACACAGAGGTGACAACCGTATTTATCGAGTTACTCGGTATTGCAACATCTGTACCAGTGACCCCAAGTGGAATTGCTACAGTTTCTGGAAGCCTCCCATTCTCTGGTGCAAATGGAGTTGCCAGCGTTTCTGACACTATTCCAAAAACTTTAGCAAGCGGAAAAGCGATTAAAAAGAATGACGTTATATTTACTCCAGGTATTGCTAATGCAACTGCAACTCTTAGTGCAGACGTATTAGAAATTGACACAAAAAATCGAGAAGTTGCTTTTAATGGTGTAGTTGATGGCGCTCGGGGAAGAATTGACGTTCTAGCAGATTTTATTGAACTAGCTCCAGGAAATAACGAAATTGAGTTTATTGACGGTGGAGATACAAATGGAGATGCTAGTCTTCGCATCTACTATCGATCTGGTTGGCTTGGATAAAAAGGACTCCTCTAGTGACACTACAGACTAATGTCGAATACCGATACTACTTAACAGATTTATTGACTAATACTGTTATTTCCGAGGTTCCTTTTAAGAATGTTTCTTATGAGAGAGTAAATAGAAAAGCTGGTGCTTTTTCTGGGACTATCCCATTTATTGAAACTACAAAAGCCTTAGATTTATATGAAGCAACAATGCCGGGCAGAACTGGTATCTACATTATGCGCAACGGCGTCTGCGTCTGGGGTGGAATTATTTGGTCTCGCAGCTATGATGTTCGGAGTCAAGAATTAACAGTAGATGGAGCCGAATTTATCAGCTATCTCTACCATAGAAATATTTGGCAAACTATTGTTTACGGCTCTGAGTTTATTGGAGTTACTAACTATTCTGTCTCTAATGGTGTAGGAACAATAACTACAGATGGGCCTCACGGGTTTGCAAAAGGTCAAAATATAAGCATTAGCACAGTTAACCCTGCAGTAAATGGGACTCATGAGATTACAAATATCACTGCTTCAAATCAATTTCAATATCTGAGCACTTCAGCTAACACCTCAGGAACTAGCACTTCTGGTGCTTGTAGATTATTAGCAGATACTTTTGATGTTGCTCGTGATTTGGTCTATAGAATTAACACAGATTTGGGAGGAATTAATTTTGCTAATGAAGCTATTAGACCTGCCAAAGATTATGATGTTCCAGTAGTTAAAAAAGAGCGCTCTGCAAACGTAGTGACTATTACTACAGAAAAAGAGCACGACATTATTGTTGGACAAGAAGTATCTTTATACGAGATTGGTTCAAATTTAGAGGGCACTCACTTTGTAACTGAAGTTCCCACTCCAACAACTTTTAGATATGTATTGAACGGTCCAGATGTTCCAGCTAGTGCCGTTGGAGGACTTCAAACTTATAACGTAGTGTCTAGATCAATGGACAATGTTGGTGTAGCAGAGCTTACATTAGATAGAACACATAACTCGATTGTTGGTTCTTCTGTTGTTGTAAAAGGCGTTGATTCGTTTTTTGCAGGGGTTCTAGATACTACTTATGACGGTCGTCAAGTTATCAGTAGTGTCCCAGCAACTAATAAAATTAGATACGTAACTGGTGCCGTATTGACAGATTTTAGGCCAGTGTCTGGCGGTACAGTGACAATGGGTGCCAAAGTAAGTTATGGTGACTTTGGAAGTTATCTTGCAAATTCTGACATTGGTATTGCTCTTGATAGTTCAATTAAAAGTGGCTACTACAGAGATACTCTTACTTTTAGAGGGTATCAAAATAAAACAGTTGGAGAAATTTTAGAAGATTATTCAAACTCTGTAGAAGGCGCTTTTGAGTACCGCATCGATTGCGACTACGACTACGACACTGTCAGCTTTACAAGAAAGTTTGAAGTTTTCTCTGCAGACATTGAATTTGAGCCAGCTAATGGTGATTACTACACCGCAGAAGAAGTTGGCGCTGATAAATTAGTTTTTGAGTATCCAGGAAATATTCTTACATTTACTGTTGAAGAATCTGCAGAAGAGTCCGCTACTCGATTCTTTGTGGTGGGTCGTATAGAAGATATGAACGATGACGCTAGTCAGCCATATGCTGGAGCAGCTGTCCGCGGCTACCTTTCTAATACAGAGGGTAGAAGTTGGCCTCTTTTAGACCAAGTAGAACAGATAGACGAAGTTGAAGATGAAAATGCTCTCTTTGAGTACGCTCAGGATTATCTTTACGAATCCCTGCCTCCAATAGGCACCTACAACATTCAAGTCAATGGCTCTCTATCCCCACTTATTGGTTCTTACAACCCAGGTAATTGGTGCTCAATTATTATTGATGATGAGTTCATACGACAAAGACTTGGTAATGATCAAGAACCCCGTGACGATTTAATTATTAGAAAAATCGAGTCCTATAAAGTGTCTGTCCCAGACAGTCCTACATTCCCTGAAACGGTAGATTTAGTCTTAGTTCCCGACTGGAAAGTTGACAAAAAGAGAAAGATAAAAACAATTGGCGAGTAGAAGAAGAAGTAGAAATAGAACAATCACTGGCTCTATTTCCGATGTTCAGCGCAGAATTAAGTATCTAGAGAGTAGACCATCACCTTCTAGACTAGGCAATTTTGCTGTTGATGAAAACAACCTTGCTCCAAGAGTTGTCAGCACAGACAAAATCATGGTTCAGTCAATTACAAGAGAGCTTGTTTCTGATTCTGCTATAAGTAGTTCGCAGCTTGATGTCGATTCTGTGGGATCTTCAGAAATTGCAACAGATGCTGTAGGTTCTGCGGAAATTGCAGGAGACTCTGTAAGCACCAGCGAGTTATCAGTTGATGCTGTTTACCGAGAAAATATTCTTACCGACGCTGTTGGAAATGATGAAGTAGCTACCGACGCTATTGGGTCTTCCGAAATTTCACAGGATTCAGTTGGTGCTTCTGAATTAGGCGTAGACGCCGCTGCTTCAGAAAACCTTCAGACTGACTCTGTAGGAAACAGCGAGATTGCTTCAGATGCTGTCAACTCATCGGAAATCGCAGCTGACGCTGTTGGTTCTTCAGAGATAGGTGCCGAGGTTGTAGGCAGCTCTGAGATTGCCTTAGATGCTGTAGGAAATTCAGAGCTTGCTGCTAACGCAGTTGGTACAGAAAATATCCAAGATAATGCAATAACAAGCGCAAAAATATTTCCAAGTACAATTCAAGGCGTAGATATTGCTGCAAAAACTATTCAAGGAAATCTACATATTCAAGATAGTTCTATTCTTACTGAGCAAATTGTTAATGGACAAATTACAAGTGATAAGTTGGCAGTAGGAGCAGTCACTAACATTAGAGTAGCTGCAGACATATCTGCAAGTAAAATTACTTCTGGAACTTTTGATGCCGCAAGAATTCCAAATTTAGATGCAGGTAAAATTACTACTGGTGCTTTTTCTACTGCAAGAATTCCAGACCTATCAACTGCAAAAATTACAAATGGTATTTTTTCCGATGCAAGAATTCCGCAAATTTCTGCAGCAAAAATTGATAGTGGTACTCTCAACATAGCTCGTATTCCAACTGGTACTGGCTCTAACCAAGTTGCTCTTGGAAACCACACCCACAGCGGTGGAACAGTTCCAGCTCACAGCCACTCATTTACAGGCGGTAGTATTACAACGGCTTCTGGTCCACTTTCAGGTCACAGCCACTTAGGTAGAGACGGTAGCCACCTTCACGGTGTTCAGGTGTCAGGTATTGTTGGTGGAGTATCTACTTCAAGTAAGCTCTTCAAAAAAGAAATTACAGATTATGAAGTAGACCCTAAGAAAATTTTAAATCTTAAGCTAAAAAGATATAAATACAAAGATTTGGTTAATCAAGACCAACAAGCTCTTAATCGAGAGTGGATGTACGGATATATTGCTGAAGAAGTTCTTGAAACAGGCATTGAAGAGATAGTTGCATATAATGAAAAACAAGAGCCAATTGCTCTAAATTACGGCCTCCTTTCGACACTTGCTATAGAACTCCTAAAATCCCAACAAGCTGAGATAGACTTCCTCAAAGAAGAAGTACAACGACTAAAGGATGCAAAATGATAGAATACGTTCCAAACTTCTATGAAGCAGAAAAACGTCCTGTCATCTGTAAAAAATTTGTTGCAGAAAGCGGAGAAGAATCTCACACTGTAATTAATGTGGGTAACGAGAGTGAGCTACCTTCTATCCCTGCAGAAGTTATTTACAGCCACATGGACAATGTTCTTAAATACCTTGATGCAAAAATGGACACTATGACTTTAGTCCAATTAAATGAATTTAATCATGCAGAACCTTGGCCTGTAAAGGGTTGGTCAGAAGTTGAATGGTGTCAAAATGAAATTGTTTTGTGGTGGAACTACATCTACTACAAAGACTTTGACGAAAGAGTAAAAGTAATGCTAGAAGCTGACTATGATGCAGCAGTAGCTGAGTTTATTCACGAGCATGGTGATGAGACACAGGATCACACTCATGACCCAGAAACGGGCGAAGCAGTCCCTAACGAACCTACTCCAGAGGGGACACAGCCGTAATGTATGAAGTAAAGGACGGTTCTCGTACCCTCCAATTCAGTGGTCGTCTTTTAGGTGAGTCGTCTTCTTGGCGTCGTGGCTCTACTCGATGGATTGAGTTTAAACTTTACAAAACAGAAAATGGCTCATATATTCTTTCTAGAGTTGGAGTTTCATTAGTTTTTCATGGGGCAGCTTGTCCACTAGTGAAGCGATATGCACTTGTAGAAGCCTCCTCGGAAGAGCTAAAAACAGACTCTCTACCATGCGAAGAGTGCTACCCAAGTAAGAACCTTCCTATCATTTTCCCAGAAAAAGACCGCACTTGGGCTCAAGTCTCAGAAGACCCTGAACCTGTGCTAGATGCTCTTTACAAGTATGATGCTGGTGGGGCAAGATATCTAACTCATGTAGCTCAGCGGCTTCTAGAACAAGCAGCTAAGTATGATGAAAAAATAGAATCAATCTATAGAATAGAGATGATTCCTTAACAGAGAGACTGTAAGTGACTGAGAGACGAGATTTAACAGGAGTTCAACTAAAGCTTGTTGATACTGTAGAAAAAGCGCAGGAGTTTCTTCACTGGCTAGGTGAGCGACGTCCATATAACGCTATTGCAATTGACACTGAAACTGGTGAACTTCCAGGAGGGCAGCGTAAAGATGCCCTATCTCCTTGGCATGGTCAATTAAGACTTGTTCAAGTAGGAGATGGAATGACTGGTTGGTCTATCCCTTGGGATGAATGGAACGGTGTCTTCTACGAAGCAATGAATCGTTTTGACGGTCCAATCGTCTGTCACAACATTGCGTTTGAAGCTCGTTGGTTTGAGATTAAATCTAAGTGGCGTATCCCTTGGGACCGTGCACATGACACGATGATTATGGCTCACATTGTCGATCCACTTGGGTCAGGAGCATTGAAAGAACTTTCCGCTCAGCACATCGACCCTTACGCTGCACATCTACAAAGCAAACTTGATGAAGAGCTTGCTGCAAATGGGTGGACTTGGGGAACAGTTCCTATTTCATTTGAACCATTCTGGTCTTATGGAGCACTCGACACTGTTCTAACAATGCGTCTTTGGGAAATGTTTTGGGAAAAGTGTGGTCCAAATGGTCCTTACAACCGAGCATATGAACTTGAAATGGGTGCAAGAAAAGTTGTTACCCGTATGGAGATAAATGGCGCTCGAGTTGATGTCGACTATTCCAAAAAGAAATACGAAGAACTTTTGGATTACACAGAAAAAACTAAACTATGGGCTTTTAACAGATACGGCGGTTCTATAACAAGCAATCAGCAACTTGTAAGAATGATAGAAGAGCTTGGTGGAGAGATTACCGAGTTCACCGCATCTGGGCAAAAATCTGCTGCAAAAGACCAACTAGACAAATTGGCTATTAATAGTAATCCTGAAGTAAAAGAGTTAGCCGAAATAGTTCTTCAAGTTCGCAAGGCTGAAAAACTAGCTAGCACTTATTTCTTAAATTTCATTAACATGAACATAGATGGAGTTCTACATCCATCTATCAAAACTGTTGCTGCTAGAACATCCCGTATGTCTATTACCGACCCAGCGTTGCAGACTCTTCCAAAGGGAGATGCAACTGTGCGTCGAGCATTTATACCTAAAGACCCAGACCATGTAATCATCACTTCCGACCTTGATCAGGTTGAGTTCCGTATGTTTGCATCGCTCTCAGGGGATGAGAATCTCATCAACCTGTTTAACATGGCCGATGCAACTGGCTCAGACCCGTTCACCGAAATTGGTCGTCAGGTTTATCAAGACCCAACTATGCAAAAGTCGGACAAGCGTCGTAATCTCATCAAGGGTGTTGTTTATGGACGACTCTACGGAGCGGGAGTAGCAAAGCAAGCTCTAACTGCTGGAGTGCCTGAGCCTCAGATGCGTTTGGTATCCGATTCTTTTGATATCAACTATCCAGGCATGATGGCTTTCCAAAAACAAATAGATAATATCGGTCAAGAAAGATTAAGAACCGAAGGTCAAGGCTATGTTCACACTTGGACTGGTCGTCGCATTCCTTGTGATGAGGAGCGCACTTACACCTTGGTCAACTATTTAATTCAAGGTGGTGCAGCTGAGGTATTTAAATCAAATCTACTTAAGCTTGACCAAGCAGATTTAACAGATTATTTGATTGTTCCTGTACATGATGAAATTGTTTTGCAAGCTCCTAAGGGAGAAGCTGAAGAAATTAAACAAGTAGTTAAGGAATGTATGACAACAAGAGAAGGCTGGGCAGTACCGCTCACTGCAGATGTTGAGGGCCCACTTAATAACTGGGGGGAGAAGTACGAATAATGTATGCGGTTTTATCTGTAGACCCAGGTAAGGCAACTGGCATAGCTCTACTTACGTGGAGCGGTGGGTCCGATGATTTGCCAGTAAAGGTTTACTCGATGGAGTCTCAGCCTGAAGATTTTGCTGCCGATATTCGGGCTGTAATGGCTCAGTTTAAAAATGCACCATCGTTTAAAGTCGTTTGTGAACGTTTTATTATAAATGCTGCGACTGTGCGAAATAGTCAAGCTCCCTACTCCTTGGAGCAGATAGGTGTCCTCAAGCATCTCTGTAGGGAGGAAGGCTACTCAGTAGATGGGATTTGGATGCAAAACCCCGTTGATGCCAAGAACATGTTCCCCAACGATGCCCTCAAAAAGATTGGGACTTGGCACGTTGGCGGAGAAGGTCATGCTAATGATGCAATACGACACGCCTTGTTAGCCCTAACTAAACAAAAATGGGTACCTCGTGTACTCTTAGACAAAGAAAAATAACTATCAAGAAATAAAAAGTTTTTTAATTTTTCATGATAGTATGTTTGACATAGTGACAGGAAGTAATAAATGCCAGTAATTGTGGAGTTAGACGCTCAAAAAAGCCATATAGTCATTCAAGCTGAGTGGCGATATAAAGACCTATGCAAGTCTATTCCAGGCTCTAAATGGTCTACTGAAGACCAACTGTGGAGACTACCTCTGAGCTGGTCTAGCTGCCTTGCATTACGCTCTACATTCCTCAATGACCTACAAATAGGCCCTGCCCTTAATGATTGGGCAGCTAATGAATTAAGCACCCGTATAGGCCCTGCAATGGCCCTCAGAGAGGTTTTAGAGGCCGATGGGGATGAAGACTTGTTCCCGCATCAAAGAGCTGGCGTACAGTTCCTTAGCACGGCTAAAAGGGCTCTTTTAGCTGATGAGCCGGGTCTAGGTAAGACTGCCCAAGCTATCCGTGCCCTAAAGAAAATCCAAGAGCAGGGTGAACCAGTATTCCCAGCCTTGATTGTCTGCCCTAACACCCTAAAAAAGAACTGGGCTAGAGAGTTTGAAAAATGGTGGCCTGAAGTAAGCACACAGGTGGTTAAAGGGACGGCTGTTCAACGAAAGAAACAATTTGATGTTCAAGCAGACGTTTATATCCTCAACTGGGAAGCCCTTAGGGGTCATTCAAAACTAGCTCCTTACGGCTCTGTAGCTTTAACTAGATGCTCCGATTGTGGAGGTCACGACGAGTCTGTCAGTGCCAACCGCTGTGAAGTGCACCGTAGAGAGTTAAACGAGATTGACTTTAAAGCTGTTGTTGCAGATGAGATTCACCGCTCCAAAGAACCTAAGAGTAAACAAACTCGCGCTCTGTGGGCTGCTACAGGAGATGCCAACATTCGATTTGCTTTAACAGGAACTCCAATTGCAAAAGACGTTGTAGATCTTTGGGCAATCTTGCATTGGCTATCTCCAAAAGATTGGCCTTCAAAGACTCGTTGGATTGAACGCATGGTTGACACAATGCTTAATGCTTTTGGTGGGATGTTGGTTCTTGGTGTGAAGCCACATATGCAAACAGAGTTTGATAAAGCAGTGCAACCAGTTATGCGAAGAATGCTTAAGTCTGTAGTGTTGCCTTGGCTTCCAGAGGTAATTAACGAGCGTCGTGATATTGAAATGTCACCTAAGCAAAAGAAGGCTTACGAGCAGATGCGTGACACCATGATTGCTGAACTTGAAAATGGTGACGCTCTAACTGCTCCAAGTGTTTTGACTCAGACGTTGAGATTAATTCAGTTTGCTAGTTCATCTGCTGTATTAGAAACAGATGAGCAAACAGGAGAGGTTGCTGTTTATTTGACAGAGCCATCTTGTAAAGTTGATGCATTGATGGATGATATTGAAAGTGGAGACTTTGGAGATGACTCTGTAGCAGTGTGTGCTGTGTCTAGACAATTAATTGATTTAGCTAGCGACGCTATGACAAAGAAAAACATCCCTCATGGTCTAATCACTGGTGCTCAGACAGAAGATGAGCGACAGAAAGCAATTGATGATTTTCAATCTGGTAAGACAAAGTGGATTCTTTTCACTGCTCAAGCTGGTGGTGTGGGTGTGACTCTTACCGCTGCTCGTCGCTTGATTATGCTTCAACGCCCATGGTCACTTGTTGACCATAAGCAAGCGTTGGACCGTGTGCACCGCATCGGGTCAGAAATTCATGACTCAATCATCATCACGGATTATGTAACAGAAGGAAGCATTGAAGAACGAGTCATTAATGTTCTTGATAAGAAAGCGCAGAACTTTGAAGATATTGTTCAAGACCAAGCACAACTATTAAAACTACTCAAAGACGATAAGGCAGGGTTACTATGAGCGAAGTAGTCAGAATCTCCAACAGCGAGATTCAAACATTTAAAGATTGCCGTCGCAAGTGGTGGCTCACCTACTACCGCAGACTCCAACCTAAGTATCGTGATGCCACAGGTGCGCTTGCTTTGGGTACACGAATCCACGCTGCGCTAGATGATTACTACGCTAACGGAACCCCGCTACTACAGTCACATACGAAGCTTTTAAATGCAGAGAAAGAACTACTTCTTGCAGAATTTAAAGATGTTTCAGAGCTCGAGAAAGAAGGAGAGCTTGGGCACATCATGCTTGAGGGATATCTTCAATGGGTTGAAGAAAACGGTGTTGATGCAGAGTTAGAGATGATCTCTACCGAAGAAGTAATCACAGCCCCACTCTTTAACGGAGAAGTTGAGCTGACAGGAAAGCTTGATATGCGTGTGCGTCGTAAAGGCGATGGAGTTCGCATGTTTCGTGACTTTAAAACAGTAGGTGGCTCTCTTAGTGAGTTTGCAAACCTAGCTCCAATGAATGAACAGATTTTGACATACATGCTCTTGGAATCCACCAAGAAGGATGAGTCAGAACGCTCAGACGGTGGCATCTTCACAATGTTGAAGAAAGTTCGTCGTTCTGCAGCGGCACGTCCGCCGTTCTACGACCAAATCGAGGTACGGCACAACATCTTTACCCTACGCTCCTTCTGGGACCGTCTACACGGCACTATTGCCGACATGATGCGTGTTAGAAAAGCATTGGATGAAGGTGAAAGTCCAGCATTCCATGCGTACCCACGGCCAAGCCGTGATTGCAAGTGGAAGTGCCCATTCTTCACTGTTTGCACACTTGTTGATGACGGCAGTGCCGCAGAACAAGCAATCAGTGATAGCTTCGTAGTAGCAGATCCATATGCTTACTATGGTCAAGAAGAAACTAAAGGAAATGAGTGACGCATGAGTGAAATCCAACGGTCATTGACCGTAATGGTTTACGGAGAATCAAAGGTTGGTAAATCAACTTTTGCCGTAACCGCACCATATCCAAGACTCATGCTTGACGTTGAAGGCGGACACAGATTCTTGCCTATCGTCGTTAAGTATTGGGACCCTTTGCGAGAGGAACCACCTGTTGCAGACGGTACTTGGGATACCTGCGTAGTCACAGTTCGTGACTATGACACGGTTATCAAAACATATCAGTGGCTTCAACTAGGTAAACACCAGTTCAAGTCTTTGATTATTGACTCCATTTCGGAGTTGCAAGTTAAGTGTATGGACAGCATCGCTGGAAATGAGCAGATGAAGATGCAACAGTGGGGCGAACTACTTCGTCACATGGGTGGCCTTCTACGTGACCTCCGCGACCTAACTATGCACCCAACAAACCCACTCGAGGCTGTTGTACTAACAGCAATGTCTCGTGTGACTCAGGATGGGAAGCACCGTCCTTACCTACAAGGACAGCTCGCTATTCAAGCACCATATTTTTACGACATTCTTGGTGCTTTGACTATTGAGTCTTTCCCGAACCCTGACCCACTATCACCTCCTTACAAAGTTCGACGTATGTATGTTGAACGCACTAACGAGTATGAAGCGGGAGAGCGAGTCCAAGGCCGATTGGGCTCGATTGTTGAGCAGGATAAATTGTCAATTGATGTCATGCTCGACACTATTTTCGGACCAAAACAAGTTCCACAAGCAGAACAATCCACCACTACGAAGAAAGAAGCTAACGCATGAGCACTCTTAATTGGGCAGACCTCATTAAAAACGCAGGAGAATCAAACTCCTACGAACCACTACCAGATGGCGACTATGACCTTGCTGTTGTAGAAGCAACTGCAAAAGTTGCGCAATCAGGTAAAACAATGTTCTCACTAAAGGCACAGGTCGAAACAGGTGCTTTTGCAAAGCGTCTTGTTTGGGACAACCTAACAATTTCGCCTGAGAATCCAACCGCTCTCGGAATCTTTTTCCGTAAGATGAGCGCTCTAGGTCTTACAAAAGACTTTTTTGATCGTGCACCATCAAATGCACAGATTGAAGCTGCTATGCAGGGTCGTAAGTTCCGTGCTCAGATTGGTCAGAAGACTTATCAGGGCAACAAGAAGAACGAAATTAAGAACTACTACCCAGCGGCAGGTGGAGCAACTGCAGGAGCTGCTGTACCACCAGCACCTGCTGCAGCAGCAGCACCAGCGCCAGCACCAGCTCCCGCTCCTGCACCAGCTCCAGCGGCGGCACCAGCAGCACCGTTCTAAATCACGTTGTGTTAGAGCCGCCCAACAAAAACTGTTGGGTGGCTCTTCACATAAATTGAAAGAGACACTATGAAAGTTCTAATAACTGGATGTACAGCCCAACAAGCTTCTCGAAAGCATGCAGAGAGAACTCCTACATTTAGTAATTTGTTGGCGCAGAGTTTTAAAAATGCTGAAGTTGACGTAACTTATGCATCTCCTAACATCTCTTGGGACGAGTCGGATTTAGAAAAATATGATTTAGTGATTGTTGGAATCTCACCTACTACAAGTATTTCTGCTAATAAAATTTACCCTGCCTTTGTGGCCGCAAATAAATGCAGAAAAATAGGAAACCTATCTCTTTTAATTGATGCCCCTGAAAGTTTTAAAATTCCGCCATCTCTAAATGCTTGGTCTAATGAAGCTTCAACTTTTAAAAGTTTTTACGACAGAAGAAGAAATTATTTTGATGTTGTGGAGTCCCCTGAGCTTAAATCTGAAGTTCAAGGTTTTGTTGAGTATCTAAGTACTGAAAAATGGCCTACGACTTTTTACCCTTCGTTTCCTTGGAGCAATACTGACCTTTTGACCAAATATCTTCCGAATCTTTCTGCAGAAAATTTGGTAGGGGTTAACGTAGATTCATACATAATCCTTCAACCAGAGCAAACTAAAAATTATTATATGACTGATGAGTATTGGGTTTGTGATACTTTCAACTCATCAACTAAGCCCCACAGTCAAATGTTGACAAAAAAGATAATCCCCCCAAAGGAACATGTCTGGGAATCCGAATCAGAAACATTGTCAAGAATTCGTCATTCAATTGGAACTATTATTTCTACATATAGAAATGGTGAGTCTTGGTGGTCACCTGTCTTTGCTCAGTCTCTTTCTCAGGGAGTTCCTGTTGTCCATGACTGGAGGATTACAGGTTATATGGGAGAAGAGTGGACCCATCTACCCACTAGCATTGAATTGATGGATTACGTAGAAAGAACAGAGTTGGCTTTTGCTCAAAAACAATCATATCTAAATCAGCTGCCTACTCAAGATGATATAAAAGAAAAGCTAACTAAAACACTAAAACACTTAGTTTAAATCTTTACTAAATAAGTAAAAACCAATAGAATTAAAAGAAGGGAGGTCAAATGTCAAACTTAGACATGGATTGGGTTAAATCCCAATTACAGGCAGCTAAGGTAAGAAAGCCAGTTGGTGATGCAACAATGAAGTTGATTGAACTAATTGAGTCTTTAGACCTTACTCCTGAATTTAGAACCAAAGCAATTGATATGTTTGCAACTCTAGCAAAAGGTCATGTTGTTGCTAAAGAAAATAAAAATGAAACATGGATTCCAGTGCAAGCAGGTTTTATTAAAGTAGCTGAACAGGTACGAGTAAAACACGATGCTTTTGATGGTGAACTTGGAACAATACACAACGGGCGTAGAGGAGTTGTTGTCGGAGTAAGGTACGGAGACGTCATTATAAAAAGTAATGATGGTAAAGAACCTCTTCTTGACGGTGCTCACTACCCACCAGCAAAACTAGAGAAGCTGGTTTTAACATGAAAAGTATTACCTTGAATCTAACGGTTCAAGGTGATAGCTATGAAGAACTTCGAGAGAAGGCAGATATAGCTATTGCAAAATTTTTAGGGACTAATGATGAAGTTGACGACTTTTTTTCTGAAGAAGACCCAGCGGAAAATTTTCAACAAGTTAATTATGAACTAATAGTTTCTCAAAAAGAAGATATTACATCTGAATACGAATATTCTGCACAAGTGATTGCGAAGGTAAAAGATGTCAGAAAATAATGAAGTAACTCCTCCAAGAATTGAAGCTTTACGGGAAGCTGCTCGTATTATTTCAACTGAAAGAAATATGAACTATGGTGACCCAGAAGATAATTTTGATAGAACCAGAAAAATATGGTCAACTATTCTCGGTGTTGACATTTCTAACGAAGATGTAGCCATGATGATGATCGGATTGAAAATGGCTCGCTACGCTAATAAGGGAGATTTCCAACCTGATACTTGGATTGACATTGCTGGCTACGCTGGCTGTGGTTATGAAGTAGGGATTAAAGAAGAGAAAAACAAGAAAGGTTAGCAACAGTGGAAAATGTTCGCCCACCTTGGCAATATGAAGACCCACTTTGTGCTCAGGTAGGAGGCAACTTATTTTTTGCTGACGACAGAGACGAACCTGGACTTGTAGCAACTCCTGAAGTAAATTACGAAGGAGCAAGAAGGGTTTGTAGAAGCTGTTCTCACCTTATTGAGTGCGCCCTTTGGGGTTTGAATAACGAAGAGTTTGGCTTATGGGGCGGACTAAGTCCTGTAGATAGAAAACATATAAAAAGCAAACGTAAGCCATTCCCTTATAAGAAAACAGCGTAGAATTTATATATGAGCGGTGGACCAATAGTCACTCCCGTACCAGTTTGCGAACAATGCTGGTTGAAGGAACATGCCCGCTGGGAGCCACATAGTATGGATGACCATGGCAATATAAAGATGGCTTTATCGGGGGTGGATGTCCCTCAAAAGATAAATACAGGGGCGGTAGAAACTTGCTCTGTCTGTGGCAAGATTACTATTGCTGGTATTTTTAACGTCAAAGAACACAAGATTGTATTCACAACAGAGTCAGAAGAGGCTCAGGCGTACGATCAATATGAAGACCACGAAGATGAGTTTGGTGGCTACTACGGAGAAGACAGAGAGTAGCTATGAAGGATAAAAGAGTTGGAGAGTCTCTTTGGATTCATTGGGATGGTGAGGGCTACCCCCAACAAAAAATATTTACAGATGTAATTTATTATACTCAAGCTTATGTTGAATTAGAGAACGAGATAGTTCGTAGGGCTTTAGCTTCGACTCTTCAAAGAGATGGTGTAGCAGACTCTCTAGCAGATGGCTTTAATTTAATTACTGATGCTCACATTGAAACTGGTTGGGCAGGTATTATAGAAGGCGAAAATAACTACACATTCTGCGATGCAAATGGTGAAACAGAATATGGAGAGTATGTTGAAGAGCCTTTTGAGTTCACTTGGGTTGAATTATAATTTTATAGTTTATAGTGTGTTACTTACTTATTTTTTAGTTTTATAGTATATAGTCTAATATGTGTGGAAACCAGCTAACAACCTAGAATGGCAGTCTGAGGCACTTTGCGCCCTCCCAAAAAATAATCATTATAGAGACTGGTTTTTCTCAAAAGACCCTCAAGAAAAGTACAAAGCAAAAAACCTTTGTTATGAGTGCCCAGTCAGAGCTCAGTGTCTTCAGTGGGCGCTAGAGCACAGACAAGTTTGGGGTACGTGGGGCGGTAAAGATGAAAGTGAAATGCGTCGAGCTTTATCTGTTTCATATAAAGGTGAAGAGATAAAAAGACGTCGTTACCCTCACTGCCCTTATTGCTCAGCTCGTCCTTCTAAATTAGAAACTAGTTCACAAGAAATTCCTGGTGGTGGGAGATGGACTGTCGCCAAGATAGTTACATGTACGGTATGTAACTTCTCTTGGCGCAGTCGAACTAGTGTTAACGCAATTGAAGCTTATAAACAGGATCGAATAGACAAATCTGAAAAGAGAGCTCGCATTCGTGAAAAGAAAGCTTTAAAGCTTGAAAAAAAGCGGTTGGCTAAAAAATTAAAAGCAAAATCAAAAATTAAGTAGTGCTTTTAACTTCTACTTCAAACGGCGGTCTATTAGCTAGGGCTTTTCTCATATCGTTTCTAAACGATTGATAGTGCCCTTGAGCGTATTCAAATTGTTGAAACTGGATTAGCTCATCCATTGCTTGTTCTCTTGATATATATCCAAGACCAGCTAAGCTCCACTTCCATAAAGCATCTACCCCCCAGAAATCCATAAAGTGCATAACAGAAGGAATTCTGCTCTTTGAGCGTTCAATGTAGTTTTCTACTGCAGGAGAGGTAATTTTGTCGAACTTAATAGTTCTCCAAAATTCCGAATCTTCCCTACCACCTTGATAATGAAAAACTGTAAAATCTTTGTAGTATTCATACATTTTTGATGTTTTAGCATTGTATTTTTCAATAGATGCTTTATTTAGTGTTTTCTCTTTGGTAGAAGATAAATATTCTTGACAAAAAGTAAATATTTGCATGATAGTAGCATGAATGCTTGTTGCTTCTAGAGGTTCAATAAAAGAGCTTGCAAGTCCAGTAACTAGAACATTACCTTTCCAAAACTCTTTCAATCTTCCTGATTCATACTTAATATGTTTGATTGGCTCTATAGGATGTCCCATAATTTTTTCGGCCTCAGCTTGCGCCTCATCATCAGAGATAAAAGCACTGCTATAAACATAGCCGCATCCCCTACGACCGCCTGTTGGAGTTCTCCACATCCACCCTGAAGACAATGCCTCTGCAACTGTAACTGGTTGTACTTTTTCTCCCCCCTCTTTGTAGGGTATAAGAAATGGCATAGCTCTGTCTACAAGAAGTTCATTTTTGTAGTCAATCCAACCTATGTCTAGCTTATTAGCTAGTAGCCTATGGAATCCTGTCGCATCGATAAAAAAATCACCTTCAATGATTTCACCAGATTCAAGCACAACACTGTCGACAATTCCATTACTTGAAACTTTTACATCTTTGATTATAGAATCAATATGTTTTGTATTGGTAGTTTTTGTTATATGCTCTCTAAAATATTTTGCAACTTTTGGAGCATTAAATTGAAAACCATATCCTCCTTGAGGAGGCATTTTATTTAAATCATAAGCTTGACCAATTGTTGAAGATAGGTAAGCTTTTTCTGGACCAAACTCCGATATAACATAATTAAATAAATGATCTGGAGACCTTTTTGATGTCTCAGATCCATTAATTGGAGCCCAGTAATGGCCTTTTTCTTTCGCCCAATTAATATGCTTTAAAGCGTACTTTGGGACAGCATCTACTTTTTCTACAAAATCATTAAAATCAAATTTAATTCTATTTGGATTTAAAAATTCATTATTACTAAAAAGAGTAGCACCATCTAACAAATCATATAAAAATCCGCTTGTAGCTTCTCCAGCTCCAATAATCCCAATCGATTCTGATTCAATTACGATTACTTCGTGTGTATTGGGGTTTGAAGCGTGGATAGTAAAAGCAGAAACCCATCCAGCGGTACCTCCACCACAAACTACAAATTTCATTTAGTGGCCTCTTCTTCTGGGTTTAATGCCTTTAAACAAAATTTAAGATTGTCGGCTAATCTCTGATTATCTGGTTCAAGACTAAAAGCATTAGTTGCATGCTCGACTGCTTCTTCAAATTTACCTAAATTAAAAGCAGCAATGGCAGCAAAATCATGAGGAGCAGCTCCCCAAGCTTTTGCTTCACACAAATACTCAAGAGGTTTTTCAACAATTGCTAAAGCATCTTTAGAAGCCTCGTAACACTTCTCCCAGTCTTTGCGTTGATAATAAATCTCTGCTAAATCAACAAACGGTTCGCGGCGGCCGGGAGCTTGATCGATTGCTCTACGAAACCAAATCTCTGCTTCTAATGGAAGACTCTTACCGATAAAACGCATAGAGGCAGCACGCTCAGGTGCCCAACGGGCTGTAGGCAGATCTAAGTGACGCTTAAGCTCTACTGCTGCTTCTTGGTATCGACCATAGAAGTAGAGCTCACGTCCATAGTAAAAAGCATTTCTATCGTTGTATGGATCTTCTTGAACAGATAAGGCAAGCAAAGGTAGATACTGAGAGCGAGATTTTGTTGGGTCAGGGTGGTGGTGAGTTTGAATTTCTTCAATCCACTCTTGAACTTCTTCGCGACCATAAACATACAAACACTCATGCACTGGGTGACGCCAACGATAGTTTTTTCGAGCATGAATGTGGTCGTAGCTGAATTCAAGACCTGGAGTCCCGTCATCATTCCATGACCAGATGTGCTTATATCTAGGTCTTGTTACCCCACGCTGCCACGCTTTCTCGAGGGGACCTCTCCAATTAGGAGTGATTACTTCATCCATATCGAGAGAAATACACATATCAATATCAATTGGAAGTGCGGCCATTGCTGCGTTTCGAGCATCATCAAATCTCCATGGGGAGATTCGGACATCTACAACATTAATTCCTAATTCTTTAGCACGCTCGACGGTTCCATCGGTAGAGCCCGTGTCAGCTATCAGCAAGTAATCAGCATCTTTTGCGGCTTCATACCATGTGTCAACAAATTGTCTTTCGTTTAATGCAATTGTGTATATAGCTACTTTCATGTGAGCATCCTACCTTGTCTTCTTGTACCAGCGCTGATAGCCATCAACTAAAATTTCTAAACGGTCATAATAAACAGCATGAAAAGCTTCAATAGCCAACCTTGGCTCATTTAAGTACCCAAGACCAGCTGACCACTGATAATCATCAAAACCTATTATTCCATTTACATTTAAACATTCGTATGCATTAATTGCGTCTTTTATAACACCATAAGAAGTGTGGTCCCCATCTACATAAATAAAGTCATATTTTTCTAGATTGTTTTTAAAAAACCAATCGCTAGTTGACTTTACTTTTACTATTTTTTTAGATTGTTGGCCAGCCTCTGTCTTTACATCATAAAACTGTTCAACTGATTCCCAATTCATTTGATGATGAGAAGGCTCATCTGAACCTTCCCAAGTATCTACATCAACTAGGACTGACTCGCTATTGTATTTTAAAATATTGTCATACAGCCAAAGAGATGCGTCCCCTGTATATGCACCAATTTGGAGCATGCGAACAGGTTTATTTAAAAACTGCATCAGATGGTTTTTAAAGTTTTCTTGACCATCATTTTCAAACCAATTGGGATATGTCATTTTCGTCCTTTCTTAGAGATAAGCCTACCTTAAATCACACGTATGGGGTAGCACCACTGTAACTTGAATGAGGAACTCCAGTCCAAAATCCCCCTGATGAGCCATCAAAATAGGTGCCTACAGTAGGAGTTCTCTCTGCCATAACACCATCTACATAGAAAACGTCTGTGTTTGAGGCAGAAGTAGTTACTATTCTCATAGCAAAAAAGTTGGCTCCCGACGTCCTCTCAAAAGAACCACTGAGTCTCACCCATCCGTCGGCCCCTGTAACAGATTGAATTCCTATATTTCCGCTTGAAATAGCTGCTGCAGCACTGGTAGTTGTGTATTGAAGATGGCGTAGATAGTAAGTTGCATTGTCGTTTAACGGGTCAAGTTTTATATAAGCACTAATAGTCCAAACATCAGAAGCAGATATAAATGGAACTCTTTCTACAGTCTGAACTCCTCCTCCAGAAGTATTAACAACTCTTAGTGATGCTGACCCGTTATTAAACTCATCTGTAGATCTAGATAGGGTTGTCCCATTAAAAGAAGTCCAGTCAGAGATGTCTACTTCAAAACTTGGATTTTTTATATAATTAACTCTATAACCAAGCCTAAAAGCTTCGGCTGGATTTTTTAAATTACCAGCTCCCGCAATACAACCTACGTTTACTGGCATTTTAAGATATCGCCAAATCTCCCACAAGAATCCATTCGTTTGTGTCAATCTTTACAGCTGACACAACTGAGTTGGTTGTTCTTGTTTTATTGGTTGGTGTAGCTCTTAGCGTGACTCCCGTGGCTCCAGCAATGGTTAATTGACCTGCTCCATATTGAATAAAGTCTATTTTTTGACCAATTACAAAAGCATGTGAAGCATTAGTAGGTAGAGTGGCAATCATTGCTGCACCGTTGTCACACTTTAAAATTTTTCCAGCGTCTGACAATACAACTCCAAAAGCAGAGCTCCTTGTTTCAACAACTTGAGCAGTAGACCAGTCGCCTTGAGGTCCAGTTATACCTTGAATGCCTTGTGCACCAGTAGGTCCTAAGATACCTTGTGGTCCAGTCGGTCCAGTAGCACCAACAGCAATTGGCTCCCAGATACCGCCAGTAGAGTTATATTTCTTGATAATTGGCATATATGCTCCTATGGAATAGCGTGCGTCCAAAGAGCACGGTTAGAGACGGCAATTGATGAAGAAACTACAGAAGACGGTAAATCAGTTTGACCTGATACAAGTCCTGTAACTCTTGGAGGAAGTGCAAGTATATTGTTTACACCAGTTGAAGCAAGGTGTGCGTGCCCAATAACTGTTGGTAGTGTTTGTGAACTTATAAGCAAAAGACCGTATGCATATAGAGTTCCAGCAGTTTTTGACCAAGAGCTAGATAGATTTACTTCATAGCCTGTGTTTGCACTAGCAAATATTGTCGTATCGTTTGCTGTTGAAGCAACCAAAGTTAAATCGCCTGTATTTTCATTAACTGAATATACAGCAAATTTAATCAATGAAGGTGTAGCACCTGCAGCAGTACCGCATGCCATAGAAAGTTTTGTGATTGTTTCTGTTTTAATTGCTCGACGATAGGTTAGTAACATATTTCCTGATGTACCGTAAGCAACACCAGTAAGCGGAGCTTTTCTATCAATACTTCCTTCACCATTAGTCAAAATATCTATATCACCAAGTCTTGTAGTTAGACCAGTAACTTGACTTGTAGAAATAGTTATTTCATCTCCACCACCAACTGCGTGAGTTGCTGCATGCAAAAGAATTGCTGACTCTTGAGTAGTGTCTACCCAAATAAGATCTGTATTTGCAGGTGGAATAGCTCCAGAAACTAATCCTGTCGCACCTACCGAACCAGTTGCCCCAGTTGGTCCTTCAGGTCCTGTGGCTCCAGTAGGACCTGTGGGTCCAGTAACTCCAGTTGGTCCTACTGGACCAGTTGGACCACCAGGAATACCAGCAGGACCTGTGGGTCCTGTTACACCATCTGCTCCACCTGTACCTTGTGGACCAGTAGCACCTGTTGCACCCGTTGGTCCAGTCACACCAATTGGACCAACAAGTGCCCATTCTTGGTTTAGATCAGACCATGCATAAACAAATTCTTGAGCAACAACGTATGCGTCACCAATAGCTCCAATTGGGTTATCAGATTGCAGAAGATTTAAAGTTGCATAAGTTCCAAGAATACGAACACTAGACCCTTGAGGTCCAGTAGGACCAGCAGGACCTGTCGGACCAAATGGACCAGCAGGACCTGTTGGACCCGAAGGTGCGATACTAGCTATAGTGTTAAAACCAGAGCCTGTATAAAAACTTACTTCATCAGTATCGGTATCAATCCAAATATCTCCAACTGAAGGAAATCCTGGTTGATTTGCAGAATAAGTTATATTTGAACGCCCTGCTTGGTCGTACACAATAGTTGAGGAAAAATTAGCAAGAGAGGTGCTAGATTTAACCCAGATTTGGTCTCCAACATTAAGAGCAAATCTAAAAGTTTCAAAAGATTGACCAACTGCTACCGATAAATTATCTACAATATATGCTCGAGTAGCCTCTACTCCCAGTGCTTCCGCAGGTTCGATATAAATAGTTACAAGGGTTGCAACATTGGCGCGATTTGCGACAATAACAGAAGCAACACCAGTAACGTCATTTGTAGCTAAAAGGGTAGGAATATTGGAATTAGGAGTCGATAATCCCAGTCGTTTGGTTGCCATTAGTCTCTCCTTACTCCGTCCATACTATGCTTCATAATTATACCTTCAACTTACTACACCGTGGCTCTAAAGAAGGAGTATTTCCTCTGTGATGCCATAGGAACATAAGCTATTTTTGTCTCTCCCCCGTGGACGCTGTGTTGGTTAGTATAATCATTATTTTGTCCACTTGTATAGAGAGCTGGGAGGGCTCTGCTCTTTATAAAATGAGCTACCTGTCTTGGTTCCCAATCGGGGTGCATCTGAAAAACTAAAGCAGCTATACCAGCTATTTGAGGGGCTGCCATTGATGTGCCGCTTAAAAGTTGCTGCTTGAAAGAGCCATTAAGAAAGTATGGATTGTTTGAATTACTATCGTTTGTTTGGCTCATAGCACTGATAATTCTTGAACCTGCCGCATAAACAGAAATTCCTGGCCCTGAATTACTAAAAGCTGCTTTTCTTTCCTCCCCTTGAGGAGTTGTTTCATGATCCATAGCTCCAACAGTTAGAACAGAATCTCGAGCATTTATGCTAGCGCCTGGAGTCCCACCTCTATGATAAAAAAAGTTACCAAAATCTGTATTTATAAAGTTGTCGTAATCTAAACCAGATTCAACATCTATTTTTAGATACTCGTTTCCAGCAGCATTGACAAATAAAATACCCGCTTGAGCACCAGTAACAATGTCAAAATCTACCGATGAAACCCTAAAGGGGTAGAAGTATGTTGAAGGAGCTACTAATGCACCAGTGTGTCCTCGAGCAGTAGATAAAGTAGCACCAGTCCAAGGCGTTCCTCTATATGTACCACCATTAATTGCGTAAAGAATTTCTGATTCATCAAGACCAAAGGAGAAAGATTCTGAATCGGCTCTATGAAAAATACCAAAGCCCCAGCTGTTTACAACTACCGTAGGTCTTCCATTTGTTTTATTATTGTGCCAACCGATAAGAACATCAAATGCTGTTGCCACATCTAAACCACCTCCAGTATCTCCTGGACCTTTTAAACCTTCTAATTTGATAGAAAATATTTGAGAATTTTTTGCCCAACCAAAAGTTTTACCTGCAACAGTAGCTGCTACATGGGTACCGTGACCATCATAGTCTTGATAAAAACCAGGTGGCATGCTTCCAGAAATCCCGCTGACTTGAAACCAGTCGACTAAATTTACTCTGCTAGCTCCAGAACCATCTAAACTTTGAAACTCTGGATGATTAGCTTGAATACCACTATCAATAATTACAACGTCAACATTGCTACCATCAAGAACATAGTCATATGTTCCACCAGGATCGCTTAGACTTGTTCCATAAATATTTGTTGTAAGGGCATGTCTTAAAAGCCCCCAGTTGGATTTTGGACCAGTTTCTGTAGAGGTTTTATCAAAAGTTCCAACTTGAAAAGCTAATTTTGTAGGCTTAAAAATAGACAAATCTTGAACATCAGTAACTCTTGAATCCTGACGTAGAAATTCTGCTTCTTTGTCTGTCAACCAATAGGAAGTATTGTGAGGATTGTCTGGTCTTGGATTAGCAACTTCTACTTCTCGAATTGGAATAGTTACTAAATTACTTCCATCGCGCAGCAAGTCATCCCACAAAGAGTCTGTTTTTTCAAGACTGTCTGCGGTTACTGTGTATTCCTTGTATTCACTCATATACCAGTCCTATTAAATGGTTGATATATCTTTAATAATAATAGTGTTACCCATAGCTGGATGTGATAAGCATTGATATCTATATCCTCCAGTTATGTTTTGACGAATTCTCCAATACAAGGTTCCAGATGTTTTACCTTGTGCATTTGAAGCAGTGCTTATAATTCCGTTAGTGTCTACGTGAACAAGACCTTCGCTGAAGTTGTTTCCATCGGCTGTTTGAATAGCAAACGGGTGTCCAGCATTAGCAAGATTAAATGCAATTGTTGTTCCAGAAATTGCATAAACAACTGGATTATTAGATAATCCGTAATGACTAGTAAATCTATACGCTGTTGTTCCTTGATTAGATACTGCTAACGTCGCTATAGCTGACTCATAAATTTCATCTACTGTAACTGATGCAGATGTAATATCGTTGAGCGATCCAAAATTTGTAGTTCCAGCAGGACCAGTCGCACCAGTCGCACCAGTTGGGCCTGTAACTCCCGGACCAGTTGGACCAGTGATACCTTGAGGCCCCGTTACTGCAGGTCCTGTGGCTCCAGTTGGTCCTGTAGGACCTTGAGGACCAGTAGGTCCACCAGATGGGCCAGTAGGTCCTGTAGCACCTGTAGGACCTTGACCAGTTCCCTCAATCTCAACCCATTGAGTGCCGTTGTAGTAGTACAACTGAGAACCAATAGGTGCATCACTAACATAAATAATTGCACCAGCACTTGCTGTAACTGATGAAAGATTAGCTACAGTAGTGCTATAAAGTTTTAGAGGAGAGTTTGCAATAACTTCTGTTGTAGCAGCTAAAGTAAGTGTTGTAGGAGAGCTAACAGTAAAAGTACCTAATCCTGAGCTAGGAGGTAAAATTTGTGAGCTTTCAATTTGAGTTACTTTTAGTGTTTGTGTTGAAGCATCAAACTGAATTCCTTCATTGGTAACTCCGCCTTGAACTCCTTGAATATTTTCGTATAATCCAACAAATGTTGTTGCGTCTAAAGTTTGAACAACAGCAACATTTGAAGCTCCAGCTTGTCCTTGAGGCCCTACAGGACCAGTAGCTCCCGTCGGACCAGTTGGGCCGCCAGAAGGGCCTGTTGGACCTGCTGGACCAGTTGACCCTGTAGAACCTGTTGGTCCGACTGGACCAGAAATTGCTCCAAGATTTATCCAAGTAGAGCCAGTCCAAAAATAAGTATCTCCTGTATCAAGAGTTACATATGCATCAGCTGTTGTATTTCCACTTGAAGGTAGAGATGCAAAATCAACAACACTTCCCTTAATAGTGATATTTGTTCCAGCTGGACCTTGAACACCTGTCGGTCCTGTAGGTCCTGTAGGTCCTGCAACAGTGCTTGCGGCACCAGTTGCACCTGTAGGTCCTGTACTTCCTGTTGGTCCTGGAATAACTGAAGGGTCTCCCTGTGGACCAGTAGTTCCACGAGGTCCTGTTGCACCCGTTGGTCCAGTTGGACCCTGCACAGTTGATGCGGCACCTGTCGCACCTGTGGCTCCAGTTGGACCAGTTGCTCCATAAATAGGACCAACATTTGACCACTCAGAGCCAGTCCAAACATAAACATCTTTTGTATCAAGAGTTACATACGCATCCCCAGTCGTGTTCCCACTGGATGGCAATGCAGCAAAATTAGCTACCCCGCCCTTTAAATCAAGACTAGTTGCCTGAGGCCCAGCTGGGCCAGCAGGACCTGTAGGACCAGAAGGTCCAATATCTCCACCAATTCCAGCAGGGCCTGTCGCACCTGTTGGACCGACGGAACCTGTTGGTCCTGTAGGTCCACCAGATGGACCAGTAGCACCTGTAGCACCTGCAGGACCTGTAGCACCCGTTGGCCCAGAAGTAACTCCTGTACCAACAATTTCCCAACCTGTGGTTGTTTTTTGTTCTAGGGCGCCTCTTCCAGAGTTAAGCTCTGTGTTAAATCGAATATAGCCAACTTCAGCTGTAGACCTTCTATCTGCTGTAGGACCAGCATCTACATAGATAGTGTTGTACAAACCTCTAATCTCTTTATTAGTAAAAGTTTGTGACAAATTTTCAGGTAACGCCGAGTCCTCTTGAGCGATACCTACGCAGCTAAATGAAGCATTAGGAGTGCTTGAACGTACCCAAAGTGTGTCACCTGGATTTATAGCAAATCTAAATGTTTCAAAAGAAGCCCCGATAGGGATATCAAGATTAAAAGCAATGTAAGCAAAGTTGGACTGTTGAACAGCATTTGCTGGTGCAATCCAAATACTAACCTTACATGCTGGTACTGCTACTACACCTCTATTTGCGACAATGACTGAAACAAGATGTGCATCAGAAAATGTAGCAAGAACTGTGTCAGTATTACCCGTTGGGTTTGATATCCCAAGTCGCTGAATTGGCATGTGTCTCTCCTACGCCTGAGCTTCTGCCCATGACATCTTCGCTGAAGTTAGTGTAGAGTTACCAGTCAATCTTGACACAGCTACTGTCAAAATATCTGGACCGTCTGGGAAGATAGAGTCTCCACCAAGAATCGAGTTTGAAAGCTCGAACAAGGTTGATACGTCCACCACGGTGGTGTCTTCTGCACCAGCAGCTCCACCAGCGGCACGGAAGTTGTAAACCTGAACTCCACCTGAAACAGTGTCTTGAGCAGTGTGCTCAACAATCTGAGTCAAGGAAGGTGAGTCTACACCTACGAAGTTCAAGTTGTTCAAACGTGGGTTCAAAAGAACCTTAACGTCGACAAGCTGTGTTGTAGATACACCAATTTCTTGTAGGCGTAGCTGCATTCGGTTAAGAACATCTCGGTCACCAAGCTTACCTGTCAAACCTTCAGATACTGAAGGAGAGAGACGGATTGAAAGCAATGGCTGGTAGTTAGGACCAGAAGTATTGTTCAATGAGCCGTTTGGATATAGGAAGTAGGTGTACTGAGTATTACCTTGTGAAGTGAAGTTAATAACTTCAGAGATAATGATGTTTGGATCATTAGCAGCGGTCACAGGGGTAGTAACGTTAGTTGCTTGATATGTAAACACTGTGTCACTTGTTCTAGTTACATAGAACGGACCATTTGGTACACGACTAGAACCATAAATACCAGCATACATACCAGTAGTTAGACCGTGTGGCAGTGTTGTTGTGATAGTTACTGTAGTTCCACTTTGAGCACTCTGAATGGTCTGAGGATTAATAGAGTATCCAGTGCCACGGCTAATTGTTACGTTAGGTGGAGTCAAGTGAATCAAGTTTGGTGAGTTAACCAAAACTCCATACAACCCATCGTTTGTCAAGTTTGCACGAGTATTTGAACCAACAATTTGAGTTGCTGGGTTCAAAGTATTAGTACCTGGGAACCCGTTAGTTGCAATTGACTGGAACTGTAGGATGTCACCAGTAGCAAAACCGTGACTTTGAACAGTAAACAAGTCAGTTGTTAGGTTGATACCAGATGAAGCAAATGACTTAGCTGTGGTTCCACGAACATCCAAGGTCTGGCTTGAACCAGTGAACAAGTACGCGTTGTCGTCGTCAAATCGACCATCCATGATGACCGATGTACCCCAGTGGAACAAGTAAGGAATGTAAGTTGGGTTCTCGTAAGTTACAACTTCGTAACGAGCTGGCAAGTTACCAGAGCGGAAGTATGACTCAAAGAGGTTGTTGTTGTGGACAAACTCGTGGACATATTGAACCTGACCGTCTACAGTCTTGAATCCAAAACGAATCTTACCTGCACCGTACCAAGAGTAGTCGATGTAGGCCATTTGAATACGAGAGATGTCGAGGTTATAACCAGTTGGTCCAGAGCCATCACAAATATCAATATTCCACTGACTTTGTGGTACACGAGTGTCTACAGTCTTTGTGATAACAATACCTGACTTAGCAGGTACAAATGAGTGAACTGTAGTTGTTCCTGTTGTAGACAAATCTACGTTAACTTCTGAATCTGGGTCAGCAAGAAGCATAAAACTGTTGTTGTTAATTAAATCAACGTAGTAAGTACGACCGTTAATCATTCCACCAACAGGCTCACCATCGATTGAGTTATAAATAACTGGCAAACGGTCTGAGAAACCGTGACCAATAATACTAAATACGTTAGTAGTTGTATTTACTTGAGTCTGTGGATTAAATTCTTTCTCAGTTCCAGAAGATCCCTTATATTCAGGGCGGATTGCCATACGTGTATCAGACTCAATTTCAGCAATTCTATAAGACTGACCACGCATTACAATAAAGTCACCAACAGTAAGTTGCGCTTCAAAGCTTGTGTTTGATCCAAATACAAGTTCTGAACCTTGTAGACATGATGCTGTTCCAGCAAGCTGCTGAGTAGAAGAGCGACGGACTGCATAGATATCTTGACCATCAAACTCAAAGAAAGCACCGTTCTGGAAGTCAAACATACCTTCACGAACAGCACCATTTGACCACTCACGGACATAGAACTGAGGGAATCCGTAGGCACGGTTCTCTACAATTGGCTCTAATGCCGTAAAGCGGAAGGTAGTTAAGTCAACAACTGTTACTTGGAACTCACCGTTATATACCGTGCTTGTATTTCCATAAGAATCTTCAGCAGCATTGACAACAATAAACAAACCTGACACAAGACCGTGTGGACGTCTAGTCTTACACTCAATTTGAAGTGATGAGAACTGCTTCATGCTCTCAAGGTCAATTGAAGGTTGGAAGTTAACACCGCAAGAAGACTGAATACCCTTACCTGACTGGTAACGGAAGTACTTACGTGTTTGACGAACAATCTGACCAAACGATGTCTTAGATCCCACTGACATCTCAACGCCACCGTCGAATGGACGGTGTAGTGAGTAACCTTGTGGACGAACATATACGAAGGTTGGATACGAATAGGAAACAGCGCTGTATGCATTTGCATATGGACGGTCAACCGTAATCTGAGTGTCACCACCGATAGCAGTGATACGACGAATGATTGGTCCGACTGGGATTGTGTTTGTTAAAGTAAACCCTGTACCAGTACCTTGAGTGCTGAAGTCAACAGCTTGAAGGTTGTTTTGAGCGTCACTCAGTGTTGAGTGAAGGGTAACTTCTGTGTTAGAAACTGCACGAACGTAGTAGTAGTAACCATCAACTAGAGGAGCTGGTGGTACACCGCCATTTGCCGCAAACTTGACCACATCTCCAGTTGCAAAGTTGTGGCTATCTAGAATTCGATTGTTGGTTGTGTTTACATCTACGTCAGCAAATGTCTTTGAAACATTTGAGATAGAGAAGTTAGTTCCAGTACCTGTAGTTGTGATGTCAATAATATTTGTATTATTAGTAGCATCAGTTGCTGTTGGGTGTAGGCTCATAGTTGAACCAGCAGAAACAGCTCTTACAAAGTAAGTAGCACCTTCTACAAGAGGCGCTGGGGCAGTTCCACCACCAGCAGAGAAAACAACCTGTGTACCAGTTGTAAAAGTGTTGCTCTTAGTGATGAGATTAGTTGATGCGTTAACATCTGCAGCAGCAAAAACCATAGTTCCATGCTGCTTAATTGTGTTAGGTGGGAAGAGGCGGAAACGGTCTCCCACCTTTAGAATCTTAGAGAACGCAGTACCAGAACCGTTAACAAGAACAGAACCTGAGGTAACGCTTACAGTTCCAGAACCAGTAACGTTACCGTTAATTTGGTCAGTAATAAGCTTGTGACCTACACCAGTTCCCCAGTCGGTAATATTGAGAGTGATACCAGATGCAGCATTTTCTGCAGAAGTTGCTAAGCGTAGGTAGTCTCGGTTAATTGCAACAACGTAGTAATCTGTGTTGTTTGTTAAACCACCAATATCAGTAGCTGCATCTCCTTGGTCATATGTAACTTTTGTTCCAGTAGTGAAACCATGAGATTGAATCAAGAATGTGTTTAATTCAAGATCTACAGCGCCACGAGGGTTAAATACCTTTGTAATAATTGGAACGTTACCAGCAGCTTCTACAGTAAATGTGTCTGGAGAAGGTGTTGAAGTGATTGTGTAAATGCCGTCTGGAGTCTTAGACAAAGAACGTAGAGTGTGTCGACCAACACCAACTGGGCTTGCAGTCAAATCTACTGCAGTACCTGCATCAGCATTTTCAGGGGTAGTTGCCAACTTAATGTTGTCACCATCTACGAAAATCACATAATAAGGAGTAGCTGTAGTTAGACCATTTACAACTGTTTGACCCTTTGAGTCATACTCAACAAGTTCGCCCTGTAAGAATCCGTGGTTAGGCAAGGTGATTGTGTCTGTTGTGTAATCAAGAGAGGTGATGAACAAGGAGTGAGTACCTGTTGCTGGCCAAGGATCTTGGTTTGTGATGTTAGCAATTGTAGTCAAAGCTCTGTTAGTAGCTAGTCGAACAATGCTGTTGTCAACCTTAACAATAAAGTAGGTAGTGTTATCTGTTAAACCAGGAATTACAACGTTGGCTGTAATACCCTTTGAATAGCGAATAGCCTGACCAGAAACAAGACCATGGTTAGGAATATACAAAGTATCTTCAAGAGCATTAACAGTCAAGAAGATAAAGCTGTGACCAGTTCCAGTTCCAGCACTAGTGAAGTTAATATATGTTGGAGAGTTCAAAGAAGACTTCAAACGAATTTGGTTAGCGTTTAGAACCTCAGCAACATAGTAAGTAGCTTGGTCAATAAGAGGTGCGATTGCTGTTCCGTCACCAACTTGATATCTCAACGGCTGATCAACCAAGAAACCGTGGTTACTAATAGTCAAGGTATCTGTGGCTACGTTTACAACAACTCTACTAATCTTTGCTGTAGTAGCAACTTCTCTTGAAGATGGATTTGTAAGGTTAATATTTGTGAATGAAGGAGAAGGAGTTGTGCTCAAACGATAGCTGAACGCATTCACAGTGTTTACATAATAAATAGCGTTATTTGTAATTCCTGTTGGAGGAACTCCATTAAAGGTTACTTGAATTGCTTCACCATTGGTAAGCGTGTGAGCTGCAGGACTGTGAATTTGATCGTTCTGTGTATCAAAGTTAATTGGAACAAATGAGTGGAATGAAGTACCAGCAGCAGCAATAGCAATTGCGTTAGTCCCATTTTCTGCATCTTGTGCCGTAGGGTGAATACTGTTACCAGTGGTAAAGCTAGAAATTAGTGTTACTGTAACTTGACCTTCACCAGTGTTATAGGCAGAAATGTTTGCAATAGGTGAGCCGTTAAATGTATTAGCGCCATCAAACAAACCTGTAGATGTTCCTACGTTTGTAGCAGTAGATACGATAAATGAACCACCACCACCACCTGAATGGTTTGCAGTTGTGGAGCGAGCACCGCCACCACCAGAGTAACCACCACCACCACCAGATTGACCTACACGCTGGCCGTCTGACTGACCACCACCACCAAATCCACCGTATCCACCAATACGAGTGTTGGTTCCCATGGTCAAGCCGTCAAGGAATGAACCTCCACCAAATGTAGGCTCTGAAGTAAAACTACCGTTCTGTCCGCGAGAGAAGAAACCACCACCAGCAGCAGAGTAACCAAAAGGACTCTGAGCACGACCACCAAAACCTACAGCTCCACCAGCTTGCTGATTGTTAGTAGAAGTTCCACCAAGTCTTGTTAAAACACCATCTCGTCCAGCACCAGTGTTTGGCTCACCTGCACCACCACCAGCAACAAACAAAGGCTCGTTACCAGTTTTACGAACAACAAATGTTCCACCACCAGAACCACCCCAAACTCCACCTGAAGTTGGAGCGTCTCCTCGTTGTCCAACAGCAATAGTGATAACTTCACCCTTGGTTAGAGCAATACGACCTTCAACAATTGCTCCACGACCAACAGAGCCCGCTCCTCCACCATCAAAACCAGAAGCACCACGGACGTTAAAGCTATAAATACCAGAAACAGGAACTGTCCAGTCTTGGTAGCCTTGGAAGGCACCTTGAGAAATGTATAGGTCATCCCACGTTGTGCTGTATGAGTTTCTCATTTCAGTTTGAGTAGGACCTACTCGACCAGTTTTTCCACAAGTGGTAAATGTGTGGGATGTGAATGCGTATAAAGCTTGAGAACCAGCAAACTCAGAAATTGAAACGTTCTTTAGGAAGTACGTGTCACCGCTAGTTAGTCCTGTAAGAGGTGTTCCATTTGTAAAATATTTAACAGCTTGATTTGTAGGGGTTGAAGCGTCAATATTGAGCTTATTTGCAAAAACAACAGGAGTGTTAAATTTAATAGTTCCAGCAGTGCTCTCTGTAATGTTGATTGCAGTACCGTTAAAAGTTGTACTAAATTTTAGTTTTTTAGGTTCTGTTGTAGTTACATATACAAGACCGTTTTCAGTGAAACCAGTAAGAGAACCAATACCAGAAGTGTAAAGAAAAGCAACTCCCGGAGCCAAAGCAGCAGGAATTACATCAGGAGAAGTGTTCTTAAAGTAGATGAAATCTTCATCAAGATTAACATTTACACGAGAAAAAGAGTGAGTACCTGCTGCACCCGCAGCGGTTACGTCAATTGGCATTTATATTCTCCTTTTCCTTTACAGCCTAGTAATGGTGATTTGACCATTACCTGAGCTTTCAACTTCGCCACTAGATTGGTTAGTTCCAACGTTGTATGAACCAGCGCCAGCACCATTAGCTGACCAATATGCACCTGGACCACCATTGAAGCCACCGCCACCGCCAGCGCCTCCAGCCCAACCGCGAGGTGCGCCACCGCCACCAAATCCACCGTGACTTGAGTAGTTTCCACCGTAAGCACCATTTACGAATGAAGTACCTGGACCTGCCCAGCCTCCACCGTTACCGTAGAAGCCACCGCCTCCACCAAATGAATCACCGTTACCGCCGTTACCTCCTGAGGCACCGCCCCAGTTATTAGAACCGCGAGAAGACCAACCAGTAGTTGCATCTGCATATCCATACCAACCTGGAGATGCTCCACCACCACCACCAGCAACGAGAAGTGGCGTATTGTTTTCAAGAGCTACATAACTTCCACCACCGCCGCCGCCGTTGTCACCCATACCACCACCAGCTTGACCAACAACCATTTTAATTCTGTCGCCAAGATTCCACTGGAAATCTCCACGCATACGAACTCCGTAACCACCACGGTTACCCCAGTTGCTAGCCCATCCGCCAGCAGCTCCATAAGCTTCTACGCGATAAGTTGCTACTTCAGGAACTGTCCATACAAATGTTCCAGTATTGCCTGGCATTTCAATGTAAGTGTTACCCCAAGATGGGTTTCCTGCTCCAGAGCGAACTTGTGAAAGGTTAGGACCACCAGAACCACCAGCACCACCTGGAGTGAATGTAACGCTTGAGAAAGAGTACAAAGCAGGTGGTTGGTCAAACTGATATGTGTGTGTTTGGAATGCAGAGATTCCGTCTACGTCAGTTGCAGTAATAATAACTGTACGACCTGGAACTGCAATATTTTCTAGAGGTGTACCAGATACAACACCAGTAGAAGTATTTAGAGTAAGACCGTTAGGCAAAGTTCCACTTGTGACTGCGTAAGTAATAGGAGCAGTCATACCGATAGCAGTTACTGTTGTCGGAGTAATTGCATATCTAGAGAACCCAGTGCGACTAATAGTCTGAGGGCTTAGCTCACCAACAGTTTGGTTTAGCGTGAAATTATGCTGATCAAGAACCTGAGCTACAAAGTAGAAGTTTTTAACTTGATCAGAAGAAACTACAGCAAAAGCGCCATTTTCTGGCTTTTCATAGCGCAGCATGTCGAATCGAGCATACTGATGGTCTTTTACGTGGAAGATGTTTCTATCAAGAGATACACCAATTTGCTTAAAAGTCTGAGTACCAGTTCCTCCTGAAACAGAAGTAATTGCTGCTCCTGTAGGAGTTGGTTTTAGAGTAAATGCATACTGAAAAGTTCCAGCATTTACTGTAATAAAAGTATCAACAAAATATGTAGTGTTGTTTGTAAGTCCGTTTGCAGCAGTACCTGTGGTTGAGTAGAAGACCATAGACCCTGAGTACCATGTAAGCGGTACAGCTTGCGCTGAAGTTACGTTTACAAGAGAGCCACTATAAGAAGTTACTTGACCTACTTGAATAGAGCTATTTGACCCATCAAATTCTTTTGGTAAATCTTTAATAATCTGAACTGATACTTCAGTACTCGCATTTATGTTATTTCCAGCAAAAGTACGAGCTTGATTAGCTAGCTGGAAAGTTCCAGTCATTGTTGTTGGAATCTCAATAACATCGCCGTCTGGTACAGCAGAAACTTGGAATGTAGATGTTGAAGTTCCAAGGGATGTTGCGGTCTTTAAGAAAACAACTCCGCGAGGGTTAGTGGCAAAATACCCACCGCCAGAGACAACATCGTAATAAAAAGGGGTTCCAATAACTCTATTTGCAAAATTTTCAGTTCCATGAGCAACAGTAATTGTGTTGTTAACAAGGTTCTGCGCATTCATATTTACAGTGCTAGTGACACCAGCAACTGTTGCAGAGTTAGACCAATCAATATTGATTTGAGAAAGTGTGTTTGAGCCGTCAAATGTCTGCGCAGTTGCAGAGTTAGAAGCATCAAAAGACTTAGCTTCATTGTTATTTGCAGGAAATTCTTGAGAAATAGTTGAGTTCAGGTTCAAGAAGTAGAACGGAGTATCTACATAAAAACCGTGGGTCGAGCCAGTAGTTACTGTAAGCGTAGAAATTGACTCACCGTCAGTTGTAATACCTGCCGCATCTGCTAGGCGAAGCTGAGAACCTTGAAAAAATTCTCCAGTAATAACTGAAGAATACAAATCCTCAATCGAGTTGTTTCCAAGCTGAATATCTCTACATAGGTAAGTAAACTTTGTAGCATTTGGAATGGAGTTGATGATGTAAGCACCATCAGCTGTAATTGACTTAGTACCAGTTACGTTAATAGGGATACCGACTGCTAACCCGTGTGGGAGGCCAGTAGTAACGGTAATTTCTCGAGTGCCATCGTTTGTAGTGATAGCCGTAATATTTGGGATTGTGGTATCACCAGATTTAGAAAAGAACGACGGTGTGTTGTTGATAAGTTCAACAGTTTCCCACTTGGTAGGCTGAAGACCATACTCAAAGTCGGTATCGATGAGGTTTTGCGGTTCGCTGACGCGAAGCTTAGTTACTGGATCGATAAATTCTTTAGGAAAAGAAATCTCTCCGCCAGTACCGCTTGAGCCTGAGCTACCACCTAAAAAGCCGGGCATTATTTATTACCTCTCTCACCACACACGAGATCTGTTAGTAGAATACCACTGCTACAAATCTTTGATTTTAAAAAAGTGCTTGTGTTTTGCATTTTTATGTACCTAGCCACCAACTTGTTGTAACACCTAGAGAGCCCATTGGACCTGTAGGACCAGCAGGACCTGTAGATCCACCCTGAGTTTCAATAAATACTCCATTATAAAAAACGTAAGTAATAGCAGTGTTTGTGTTAAACCATGCATCACCATTTACAGATGTCAGTAAGTCAGGCGGATTTGGGCTGGCAGTGAACTTACCTACTGGACCAGTAGGACCTGTAGGACCAGGAACTTCAGACTGGGCACCTGTAGGTCCTGTGGGACCAGTAGTTCCACGAGGTCCTGTTGGACCTTGTGGACCAGTTACAGTTGAATCTGCACCTGTAGGGCCAGTAAAACCTCTAGGTCCTTGCTCTCCTTGCAATCCTTGTGGACCAGTCGGACCTTGAGGTCCAGTTGGACCGATAGGACCACTTGGACCTGCTACATCAGAAACAGGACCAGTTGGACCCTGAATACCCTGAGCACCTGTTGCACCAGTGGCTCCTGTAGCACCAGTAGGTCCTTGAATACCTTGTGGACCCGTTGGACCTGTAGGAGTTACACGCTTAGCTTCCCAAACTAATCCAGTCCAGACCCAGGTTTGACCGCCAGCGGTGAACTCTTCTCCAACCACTACGGGTGTTGGAAAGTCAATTGCTGCCACTTTGCTTGCTCCTCTCTGGACTAACTATCTATTCTACTTTGAGAATCTTTACCCAACTTGTGGTTCTGCTTGATTTGAATTTTTTAACCCAACATATGCTTCTGCCCAAGTGGTTGCTGACTCGATAGACTCCCAAGGGCCACTCTCGTCAATAACATTAGAACCATCCAAAATTTCTACCATTGGCCCTCTTGGATTGCTGGTTGTTAAGTTGTAACTAAACATCTTTATCCTCCCGAGTAGGCAATCTTGCCACCATTTGCAACAGCAATTGCTAGCGAATCATCAAAATAGACATCATTTACGTTAGATATCCCTAAACCAGAGTTTCTTTGAATCCATTGAGTGGAGTCTGTTGAAGTCGCCACTTTTCCAGCTGTTCCTCCAGCTAAGTAGTAATTCTCGCTGTTAGCTGCAACAGACCTAATTTGAGATGACCCGAAGCTGCTAGCTGGAAACGATTGAATCCAAGTTAGTCCATTTGTTGAACTAGCAATTTTTCCTGAGTCTCCAACGGCAATGTACTTATCTCTTGTTGGATTTCCCGCTACTGAAAATATTGTACTTGATATAAAAGAAGAACCACGTTGAGTCCAACTAATTCCATTTGTTGAAGTAGCTAGTTTTCCATCATAACCAACAGCAATAATAAGACTTGAATCAGAATAAACATTATTGATAAAAGAAGTTCCAAAAGAGGAAAGTCTTTGAGTCCACTCAATTCCATCAATTGAAGTAGCCAATTTTCCTGAACCACCAACTGCAATCCAAAGACTTGCTGATTGAGAGTATGTAATTCCCAAAATGGCGCTGGCACCAAAAGAAGATGAGCGTAAAGTCCAATTTATGCCGTCTGTTGAAGTAGCCAATTTTCCAGAGCTACCCCCAATAACATAAATATCATCTCCATACGCAACTGAATAGATGTTACTTCCAGCAAACCCAGAAACACGCTGAGTCCATGAAGATGAGACATCATTAGAAGTAGCAAGCTTTCCAGAACTACCAACTGCTACAAATTGGCCCATACCATTTGTAGCAATTGAATTTATGTTTGTGCTTCCGAAAGAGGTATTTGTGACAAGAGACCAAAGGGTAGGCAAAAAAGCTACTGGCAAAGTAGAATGCATCGCATGGGTGGCTATCAGCATATTACGCCTGTAGGTTTCCGCTCAAAAGCCATGAATTAGCTCCAAGCTTTATTAAAGAAGCTACTGCATAACGCTGTTTACTTGTATAACGGCTTCCTTCGCTTAAAACACTCACTCCAGCTGCTCCAGTAACACTAAACACGGCGCTTCCCAATTGAGTAAGGACAATTTGAGATCCTGTGTCAAATGTATATCCGCCAGTTCCATCTGCTGGAACAGTTACAACAGTAGGAGAAGAGCTGTTTAACTTAACTAAAGAAGCGTTGTCGTTAGCAGTAAGAGTTACAGAAGATAGATATTGAGGACCAGTTAGGTTGAAGAAGGCAGGTCCTGTTGGTCCTGTAATACCTTGAACACCTTGTGAACCTTGAGAACCTGTTGGTCCTGTAGGGCCAGGAACTGTAGAAGCTGAACCAGTCGCACCTGTTGGTCCTACTGGCCCTTGAATTCCCTGAGAACCTGTTGCACCTGTTGGCCCGACAATACGTCCAGTATTCTGCCAAATAGTTCCGTTCCAAACCCACAAGTCTCCTGTTGCGGTAATAACATAAGCATCGTTGATTTGGTTTCCAGTTGCTGGAAGGTTTACATCTTGGGCAACAGTACCTTTAAATTTAATTGATGCACCTTGAGGACCAGTAGGGCCAGTAGGTCCAATTTCACCAGCACCGAGGAGCAATCTCCAACTTGCATATGTATTACCCTCGCCATTTATTTTGTCTACATCCATGGTGATTGTTGTTCCCACGATTGTAGTGATAATGCCTTCCATATAATCTGTCGGGAAGGTAGCGCTGGCTAAACGAGCTCTTGTTCCAACAGCAAAAGCATCAACTTTATTGACAATAAAGTTTTCAGAACCAAGAGAAATTGAAAGATTGCTTGTAGAAGTTACTCCAGCAAAACTTGCACCCGCTGGACCACTAGCACCAGTAGGACCAGTAACAGCAGGACCTGTTGGTCCTGTAGGGCCAGGAATAGTTGAAGCAGCACCAGTAGGACCAGTAACAGCAGGACCTGTTGGTCCTGTAGGGCCAGGAATAGTTGAAGCTGCACCTGTTGCACCTGTAGCACCTGTCGCACCACGAAGACCTGCTAGACCTTGCTCACCTTGAGGACCTGTTGGGCCAGTAGAACCAGTTGGACCTATTGGACCACCAGCAGGACCTGTTGCACCTTGAGCACCTGTTGCACCAGTTGGGCCAGTGACAGATGGACCAGTAGCACCTACTGGACCAGTAGGTCCTACGAATCCACGAGCTCCAGTTGGACCCTGAGGACCTTGTAGACCTTGCGCACCAGTTGGACCAGTTACACCTTCTTCACCCTGAGGACCAGTAGGTCCAAGAGCGCCAACTGGACCAGTAGGTCCACGTTGACCTTCAGGGCCAGTTGCACCTTGAGCACCAGTAGGACCAGCAGGTCCTGTTGGGCCAGTTATATCAAAACCACGAGGACCAGACGGTCCAGTGTTTCCTTGTGGCCCTGTAGGACCAGTAGAACCTTGTGGACCAGTAGGACCAAGAGCCGTACTCTGAGGACCAGTTGCACCCGTTGGTCCAGTTGGACCTTCACTACCACTTAAACTTGAAGCAGATTCAACCCAGTAGTCATCAAAATAAACATAAATTTTTCCTGTAGCGGTGTTAAGCCAAGCATCACCTGCAGAAGCTCCAGTTGGTGGAGTTTCTGAGGCTAATAAAACAGTTCCACGAGAGCCAGTTGGTCCTGTAACTGTGCTTGCAGCACCAGTTGGTCCTTGAGGCCCAGTAGGGCCTACAACTTGAGAAATAACTAAATTCCAAGAAGTTCCATCCCAACGCCAAGTCTGAGTGCCTGATGTAAATAAATCATTTACTGTAGGAGAATTAGGAAAATCAATAGCTGCCATTTTTCATCTCCTCCCTATAGCTGTGACTCGTATGTAAATTGAATAAAAATTTTGTCATTTCCAGAAAACAAAAACGGAGTGCTTTCTGTAACTGCCACACCTTCATCAAATGTTGCGGACTGAGAATGCATAAATAGTTCTACGCGGTTTGTAAAGTTGTTGTTGAAAATTGCTGTACCAAAATAGTTAATTCCTGGACCTTCGTCACGCATAACAACTTGTCCTACTGGTTGATAGTTTGCAACAATTCCAGCGGATGGAAGACTTAAAGAATAAGTACCACTACCTCTGTTAAATCCAGATGTACCAGCTTGAATTCTTATCTCACCAAAAATAGTTGCACCTACGTTTGTATATCTTCCTACAATACTTCCATTTCCAATTTGAGGATTAGTTGTACTGCCATACCAGACAGGTGTGTATAGAGTCCAAGGAGTGATTGCAAAAGATCCTGTAGCACCAGTTGGGCCAGTAGCACCAGGAATCAGAGAAGGAGCACCAGTTGGACCTGTTGGACCTTCCAATCCTGCTGGACCTGTAGGACCAGTTGCTCCAATAGCTGTCGAGTCTGCACCAGCTGGACCTGTAGGGCCAGTCGGACCCTGAGCACTAGTACGAACTAGTCGCCAAGCAGTACCATCCCAGAAATAGGTATTAACTCCATTTGTGTAGACCTGATTTAGCGTCGGGTTATTTGGAAAATCAATCGCTGGCATGTTATCTCCTCTCTATTCCTAGTTCTTATGTGTTTGATATAAATGAGCCTGTTATGTACAAAACTGTGCTGGTGCTAAGTGTAGTAGGAGCAGTGCCAGTAACCGCGGTCAACAGGCCGTTAGCTGCTTCATACCAAATTTTCATTGTTGCAGAACCTTCCGCTTGAGACACGGCTCTAATTCCATAGATTGCGCCACTCTGAGCTCCACCAACATCCAAAGTGCCAACAGCAGTTACAGCGGTAACTCCATTTGGTAAGAATGGAAGAGTAGCTGTTAGTTGAGCATCACTGAAGGTTGAGCTGGAGTAAACAATTCTTATAGAGAAGTTTACGTGCTGACCATACTTAACATAATCTCCAGATACTGTAGGAGTTCCTGTAACTCCACCAGCAATAGGAACATAAGAAGCAGAGACAGGAGTTCCTGTTGCTCCAGTTGGACCTGAAGGACCTGTAGGGCCAATCTTGTCTACAACTTCAATAATTCCACCAATGCTTGGATCTGTAACATCCACATACACAAGTGAGGTAGGAGCATTCAAAGGTACATCGTAAATAATTACTGTGTCAGCGCTTGCACCAGAACGACCTTGTGTAGGTGAGTTATTGATAGTTCCTGGAACTGTTGATGATGAGAACTGAGACAAGCGAAGTGCTAATGGGTTAGCAGTCAAAACTTGGCTTACATCTATATATAAACGCTCGCCACGTACTGCGATTAGTGTTGGGTTATTACCAATAACTCCTTCAACTGAATATGAACCCGCTTCTCCACTAGAAGTGAATCTATAAGTAACACCACCCTTTGGACCAGTAGGACCAAATGGACCTGTAGGACCAGTAGGACCTGGTTGAGTTGATGCAGGACCTGTTGGACCTGTAACTCCTGGACCTGTAGGACCAGTAGGACCAACAATTTGACCTACGTTATTCCAACTGTCGCCATCCCAAACATATAGGTCGCCATCTTCATCTACAGCACGACCATCATTGAGTGTGTTTCCTGTGCTTGGCAAAGCCGCAACATTAGGAACACTTGCCTTCATAGTAATTGAAGTACCTTGTGGGCCAGTTGAACCTGTTGGACCTAGAGGACCTTGTGGGCCAGTTGGGCCTTCAACGGTAGAAGCAGCACCAGTTGGTCCAGTTGGTCCAATTAAGGCACCTGCTTCAATCCATCCATTACTTGCTGTGTAAATATAGATTGTGTCTTCTTCGTAAATTACATAGAAGTCACCAACTTGCCCTGCTGTTGCTCCAGCCCCAGCGATAAACTCTGCATAAGTGTTGTAATAACCCTTAGCTTGAGAGCCAACACCTTGAGGACCTGTTGGACCAGTAACGATTGGACCTGTAGCACCTGTCGCACCAGTAGGTCCTACAAATCGTCCTCTATCAGTCCAAGCAATTCCGCTCCAAATCCAAAGATTTCCAGAATCTGAAATGATGTATGCATCATTGGTCTGATTTCCGTTTGTTGGTAGAAGAGAAGAAGTATTTAAGTTTCCTTTAAATGTTAAAGATGCACCTTGTGGACCCGTTGGACCTGTTGCACCTACTGCACCTTGTGCACCCGTAGGACCTGTTGCTCCACCAAATTCAGTGCTTCCAACTTCTACCCAGAAGTTGTCGTAGTAAATAAATACAGCACCATTGTTTGTATCAAACCAAACTTGACCTTCTACAGGATTTGCAGGAGGAGTATTTGCATTTGGAATAAATTGTCCATCTGGACCTGTAGGACCAACAAACTGTCCAGCATCTACCCAACCAGAACCATTCCAAACATAAAGATTTCCATTTGCAGTAATTGAATATGCATCATTTAAAGAATTTCCAGAGGTTGGAAGTAACCCAACGGTTGCCAACTCACCGAGAATTTGAAGTGCTGTTCCTTGAGGACCTGTTGCTCCTGTGGGACCAGTTGGTCCTGTAACAGTTGATGGCAGACCAGTAGGACCTGTAATACCTTGCTCACCTTGAGGACCTGTTGCACCAGTAGCTCCAGTTGGGCCTGTAGGGCCTGTAACTTCTGGACCTGTAGGTCCTTGAGGTCCTGTAATACCACGATAACCAGTTGGGCCAGTAGGTCCTGTAGCACCTGCAGGACCTGTGACTGTTGAATCAGCTCCAGTTGGACCCTGAGGACCAGTTGGACCTATAGGAGCTGCACCAGTCTCAATCCAATATCCATCGAAGTAAACATATGTTTTTCCATTGTTGCTGTTGAACCATGCGTCACCAGCATCTGGAGATGCGGGAGGAGTGTCTGCAACAATTGCAAAATTACCAAGTTCACCCTGAGAACCAGTGGGGCCTGTAGGTCCTGTGTCTCCTTGCGCACCAGTAGGACCAGTCGAACCCTGAGGTCCTTGAATGTTTCCTACGTTGTCCCATTCAAGACCAATAGCGTCCCAAACATAGAGATCACCTTGTACTAGGTAACCATCTCCTTCATTACCTGTTGGGTGTGCAGCTTGTAGTGAAGCAAGGTCTGGGTAAGAACCAAGAATAGTTACACCAATACCAGCAACACCCTGAGCTCCAGTCGCACCAGTCGCACCAGTAGGTCCTGTTACACCTTGAATACCTTGCTCGCCTTGTGGACCAGTTGCTCCTGTAGGTCCAACCTCCCCCTGAGAACCTGTAGGACCAGTTACACCCTGTTCGCCTTGTGAGCCTGTAGGACCAACTTCACCCTGCGGACCTGTAGGTCCAACCTCACCTTGTGAACCAGTAGCACCAGTAGCACCGACAAAAGAGTAGGTAGCCCAATAAACTCCAAGAGCGCCTGGAGATGTTGGCACAATTGCATCATTGTTTGCTAAACAAATGTAGTAATTTCCAAGGTAATTAACTATGTCTCCTACGACATAATTATTTGGATCTACGCGATTTGAATTCCAAGCAAATCCTTCAAGACCTTGCGCACCAGTAGGACCAGTTGGTCCGATATCTCCTTGCGCACCAGTAGGGCCTGTTACAGTGCTATCTGCACCTGTAGGTCCTGTTGGACCAACTTCACCCTGAGGACCAGTTGGACCTGGAACAGTGCTATCTGCACCTGTAGGTCCAGTAGCACCCGTAGCACCTGTCGGTCCTGTAGAACCAGTAGGACCAACTTCACCTTGCGCACCTGTTGCACCTGTCGCACCAGTAGGTCCTGTTGCACCTTGAATTCCTTGAGCACCTGTAGCACCAGTTGGACCTTCTACTGTGCTTGCAGCACCTGTAGGTCCTGTTGGACCAACTTCACCCTGAGGACCAGTTGGACCTGGAACAGTGCTATCTGCACCTGTTGCACCTGTTGCACCTGTTACTGATGGACCAGTCGCACCCGTTGGGCCTGTAGGACCTTGAATACCTTGAGGGCCCATGTCGCCAGTGCGAGCAAAGGTAATAATTACATCTTCATCATTACTAAAACTTGTTGCAAGACCACTTACATATGAAACTGGAACTGTGAAGTATCCAGAGTTCTCGGTGATTGCATTTGTAATTGCAAAAAGAGCAAAGTCTGCAGAATCAGTCTTGTTGCTGATTCGCATGTGTCCCTTGATTGGGCTTGTTGAGTCATCAATCGTACGAAGGAACTGTTGAATATCAATTGCACCGTCTGATTCATCATCGATGAACATGTTGGTTGCAAGTTGAAGATCAAGATTATTAAAACGAAGCTTTCCTACCCCTGGGTCTGCTTCTGTTGCATTTGCAGTGAAGGTGTAGTCAAACGATGCTCCACCAAAATTACCTGTAGCACCTTGAGGACCTGTTGCACCAGTTGGACCCTGAGAACCAGTCGCACCAGTGGCACCTGTAGCACCTACTGCTCCATCAAGTCCTGCGGCTCCTGTGGCACCAGCTGGTCCAGTTGCTCCCACATTTCCTTGAGCTCCAGTTGGTCCAGTTGCTCCCGCTGCTCCTGTGCTTCCTGTAGCACCTGTAGGTCCAACCTCACCTGTCGCGCCTGTCGCTCCTTGTGCACCTGTTGCTCCTGTCGCGCCTGTGGCACCTGTAGCACCTGTCGCACCAGTGTCACCTTTGTCACCAGTACGAGCGAATGTAACTACTACATCCGCACCATTTGAGTATGAAGTTGCAAGACCATCGAGATGTGAAACTGGAATCTTGAAATATCCAGATGCCTCGGTGCTTGCACCAGTAATTGCGTAGAACGCAAAGTTATTTGAATCGCTCTTTAGCGAAATGCGAAGATGACCCTTGACTGTGCTTGTTGAGTCATCAATTGTTCGTAAGTAGTTTTGAATGTCGATAGCGCCATCAGACTCATCGTCAATAAATAAGAAGGTCGCATCTGTTAAATCAGCATTGTTGAACTTAAGAGTTCCGCTTCCTGGGTCTGTGTCACCAGTGTTGTTGCTAAATGTGTAGTCAAGTGTGACTCCACCGAATTGCCCTGTTGCTCCTGTTGCACCTGTTGGACCCGCTACTGTAGAAGCAGCACCTGTTGGACCAACTTCACCTTGCGCACCTGTTGCACCTGTCGCACCAGTAGGTCCTGTTGCACCTTGAATTCCTTGAGAACCTTGAGCACCTGTAGCACCAGTTGGTCCTACATCACCTTGAGCACCTGTTGCACCTGTTGCACCTGTAGCACCTGTCGCACCAGCACCAGTCGCACCTGTTGCACCGACTTCACCCTGAGGACCAGTAGGTCCAACTTCACCAGTTGCTCCTGTGGCTCCTGTAGCACCTACTGCACCAGCACTTCCTGTTGCACCAGTTGGTCCTGTTGGACCAACTTCACCTGTCGCACCAGTAGGACCAGCAACTGTTGATGCAGCACCTGTAGCACCTGTTGGACCCTGCGCACCTGTAGCACCAGTTGCACCAGTAGGTCCCTGAGCACCGACATCACCAACACGAGCAAAAGTAAGAATTACATCGTCGTTATTATCAAATGCAGTCGCAAGACCACTTAGATAAGTTACGTTTACCTTGAAGTATCCAGTGTCTTCGGTGTAACCATCCACTGCAAGCATTGCAAAGTAATTTGAATCTCCCTTACGAGAGATGCGAATGTGGCCCTTCAACTCGGAGGTTGAAGCCATCATTGTTGTTAGAAGATTTTGTACATCAATTGCGCCATCTTGCTCATCATCAATGAACATGTATGAGGCTGAAGCAAGATCAAGATTGTTGAACTTGACTCGACCAGAACCTGGGTCTGAATCTGTGGTGTTTGTTGAGAATGTGTAATCAACAGTTACACCACCAAATTGACCTGCAGGACCTGTAGCACCAGTAGGACCAGTTACATTGCTAGCTGCACCTGTCGCACCTGTTGCTCCTGTTGCACCTGTTGGACCAACTGGACCAGCGACGGTAGAGGCAGCACCTGTAGCACCTGTTGCACCTGTTGGACCGACGGAACCTGTAGCTCCTGTTGCACCTGTTGGACCTGTTGAACCTGTACTACCTGTTGGACCGCCAGCTGGACCTGCTGGTCCTACAGGACCCTGAGGACCTGCTGGACCAACTTGTCCACGAAGTACGTCAATACCAGCTGGAGAAGTGGTAATACGGTCAACTGTATCTAATTTTGTAACTTCAACATCACTGCCATCACCTTGTGGCAGGTAAAATCTAAATTCTGTTGCTCTTCTACCTGAAACTCGAACTTTTGCAGTCCAATACCAACCGCGAGGGCTGAGGTCTAAATCATCTGTACAAGGTAATTCGACAGTAAAAGACCCTGTGTTATTGAGGTCTACTACAATAGGACTTGATACAATAACAGCATCATTAGTGTCTTCAATTCGGCTAGATGCCGTAAAAGTAACTGTTCCTGAGGCTGGAGAGCCAGAACTCTTGAGGTACTGACCCACAACATTTCTTGTGTTCACGTCAGGAGAAAAACTCATTAGCGGTGCTCCAGGTCTCGATAGCAAGCGACGGAATCTGCACAGGCAAGCAGACTCCTAGACTGTTCTCTATTGTACGCTCTTATAGACATGGCTATGTCTGAAATTATGCAGACCTAGACACTGATAAAACGCTTATATCCCTTCTTGGGTTGTAACCATCGCCAACTACCAAAGTTAGAACTCCTGGAGGCGACTCAAGACCATGACGGTCCCTAAACCACGCACTTCCGGGGTCAGTTGTTGGGGCTTGAAGCCATAGACGGTTACCTATATCCATACTCTTAAATGAGTGATAATGCCCAGAAATCCACACATCACAAGCGCCTAAAGGTGTTTGACCAGCGCTTTGCTCAGACAAATACTTGACCACATCTCTTCCTGTCTGGTGCCCATGGAAAAGTCCAAGCATCACACCAGAAACATTGACTGCCAAAGTCTGATGTTGTTTTTCAGGGAATCTAAATTCCACATGAGATAAGTTTTCATTCTCTGCGCAAGCGTCTTGTACAGCACTAGCAATTTCAACATTCCATCCATCTGACGGGTCAGCAGAAACCTGACGAGTTACCTCGTCGTGATTACCATTGACTACTGGCACAACAATGCGTTCTGCAAATGGAGCAAAAGCTTTAATTTGAGCTAAAAGAAGACGTCTAGCAACTCTAGTTTGTTCTGTAAGCCCTAAATCAGAGGCTGCAAGTCCTTGAAGCTTTCCATTCTGGCTTACATTTCCCTCAACATGGTCGCCTGGAAGTGGGATCACAACGGTTCCAATTGACCTACCAATTTTTCTGAGTTCGTGGAGTCTATGAACTCCCATCTCCGTCAAAGTTAAAAGTCTTGAGACTGTTGAATCCGTCCCTATGTCCCCCTGCTTTTTACCAATTTGTTGGTCGCTTGGAGCAAATATGTATGACAAATCTCCTGTAATTTTTTGAGAGACTTTTGAAGGTCGCCATTTTGAAACTTCTTGTAATAATTTTTCTAAATCAAAATCAAGTTCTGAATTACGATGTGCAACTGTAGGAACTAAACTTGCTCGAAAAGCTTCAAGCCAGTCACCTTTATGATTTTGCCATCTAGATTTTCTTATTGCCGTGATTGTCCAATCATCTGGACTTAAATCAAATTCTTTTAATAATTCAGTGCCATCAGGACTATTTCCTGCTGGTCTAGGAGTGGAGACAAAATAACCTTCACCCTTTTCTGGGTCTATCTCGAGGCGAGGTCTCCAAGACTCAGGGGTATTAGTCGCTCTTATATCCGAACCGCTGGGGCCAGGAGAAATTAGCTCGGTCAGCTTGTCGGTTAAAGACGACATTAGTTCTCCTTATGTGCCAAGTCTCGACTGGTGTAACAGCGACACTGTTTACGTCGATGAAGTGTGATAGAAGCAAATGCAATTTCATATCCTTCCTCAAGAAGGATTTTGTGTACTTGTCTATTTGAGACTGTTCCAGATACGGAACGAGTAGAAAATATAATTTCCAAGGCTTCTTTATCTTCGCCTTGCAGCTGTGTTAAAAGCTTGCCAACACCGCAAGGGAGGCCTGGTTGGCTACGAGTCGCACTCTTTAATTTCTCAGCTAAACTCATGCTAATCCTCCAGTTTTATTGTCTATAGAGTTACCGTAAACCTTACAGTTACTCTACGCATCAGGATAGCAGTCAAGATATAAAAATGAAATAATTATGTACTTTCGGCGTGTCATAAATATCGCCAAAAAAGTGTTTCTAAGAAGAGCTAGACTTACGGCTCTTTCGCTTCACAGGTGGTTCAGCCATTGGCACAGTGTCTGGAATTACTACTGACTGAGCTAGGACTTTTATCAACAAGTCCTTGGTTTCTAAGTTATCTTTATGCATCTCGGTGAGCTGCTCTTCTAGCTTATTGGCTTTTCGTGCCACATCTGCTAGACTGAGCCCTCCATTTGCGGAAGGATGGATTGGCTGCGTAGCCACTTCTATCTCTTCGCGAATGATTCGACGGAGTAGCTTTAACCAAAACCTAGTTACCGCAAAGAAAGCGCCTGTAAGGGTAATCAAAAAGACTAGAATTGCTGAGACATCGCCGATGTCTAAGAAATTTGGGGTACCTGGTTCCCACCATTCGCTGGCGAAGGGTATGGACATTTGGGTACCGACTTCCGAAATAGGGAACTATAGACATAGTTTATAGTAAAACTTAGTTGGTTAGTTTTGCCTAGCCTTAAGCGGATTTGTTTTTTGCTACACGCTGGATAAAAATAGGATTTCCTCTTGACTCTTATTGTAGAGTTGGGATAACTTGGGTTTCATGACGACGGAGGTTTTATGAGCGACGACTCCGCTGAGCGCCTTTCCAAAGGTGCAAGGTTCTATGCGAGTATTGGTTGGAATATTCATCCCTGCCACGGAATTATTGATGGTCGTTGTACATGTAGTAAACCCCACGGTGAACCAAAAGAAGTTGGTAAGCATCCAGCATTAAATGAGTGGAATGTTTTGTCCACAAGTAATGCCGAAACAGTAGACAAGTGGTGGACAGATAACCCTAACTACAACATTGGTGTTCACTGTCAAAAATCTGGATTTTTTGTAATTGATATTGACCCTCGTTCTGGTGGTCCAGATTCATTTATTAAATTTGAAGAATTAGTTGAAGGAGCACTTCCGCCAACAGTTGAAGCTTTGACTGGTGTGTACACCAATGATCGTGGTGTTGCTACTCGTGGGCGTCACATTTTTTATCGTTGCGATGATTCAGAAGGACTTATCGGAAATCTTTCTAAGATGGGTCTTAGTGGAATTGATATTAAGCACAACGGCTATGTTCTTATTAATCCAAGTAAGCACTTCTCTGGAGTTAGTTACGAATGGGTTGCTGGAAAAGCTCCATGGGAAATTGAAATGGCAGAAGCTCCAGAAGAGCTACTTGCTGCGCTTCGGAAAAGAACAAAGAGAACTAATTTCACTTTAGAGTCTGGCGATTGGGACGATCTAGAGTATGAAAAAGTAGACATTTCTGGAATTCTTGAAAAAGGTATTGACGAAGGTGCTCGTGCTGTAGATGTTTACAAACTAGCTTGCGCTCTTGCAAATAAGTTTGGAACTGGTAAAGATGCCCGACGAATGATTGAGTCGGACATGATTCGATTTAATGCAACAAAAATTAGACCACCTCTACACATAGACGGAACTAATGGTCTTCTACACCACGTACATAGAGCAATTGATTTTGTCGCCTCAAATCCAAAACTTGGATTCATTTCGCCAGAAACAGCTACATGGCAAAAAGAGCAAGCAGACCGCTTATCTAAGCAACAAAATGAACTCAAGCCTTTAACTGGAGTCGTCCAACCTGTTAAACAACCAACAATGTTTCCAATGGGCACTGGTCCTATATCAAGTACAGTTATGGCTGGCATTGAAGATGGAGACTCCATCGAAGAGGCCACATCTCTAACTAACATCAATGTACCTAAGGACCCAGATGCTCTACGAATCGAAGACG